AAGCACAACATCAAGCTAGAGGCGAGCCATCCTGCGGCGCAGTTCTACAAGCATCTGTCACCCGAAGAGCACTCGGCGCGCAAGCACCTCGAACTGAACGACGGCTGCGCACTGATCTTCTCAGACGCGCACTTCTGGCCTGGCGTGCGCACCACCGCCTTCCGCGCACTCCTGCTATTCATCCGCGAACTCAAGCCGAAGGCGATCATTTGCAACGGTGACGCCTTCGACGGAGCATCGATCAGCCGGTGGCCGCGCATAGGATGGGATTCAAAGCCGAGCGTCATCGAAGAACTCAAGGCGTGCAAAGACCGCTTGGGCGAGATCGAGGTGGCGGCCAACGGCGCCAAACTCTACTGGCCGCTCGGGAACCATGACGCCCGATTCGAGAACCGCCTAGCGCAGAACGCGCCCGAATTTGAAGGGGTCAAGGGCTTCAGTCTGAAGGATCACTTCCCGGCCTGGGCGCCGTGCTGGTCCGTGTGGATCAACGATGATGTCGTGGTGAAACATCGGCTCAAGGGCGGAATTCACGCGACGCGGAACAATACCCTCAACTCCGGCAAGACGACCTTCACCGGGCACCTCCACCAGCTCAAGGTGACGCCGCTGGACGATTACAACGGCACTCGTTGGGGTGTCGATACCGGGACTCTCGCAGAGCCTAGTGGCCCGCAGTTCGTGGACTACACCGAAGACGGCCCGCTTGACTGGCGATCAGGCTTCGCGGTGGCGACGTTCCACTCTGGTCGGCTGCTGTGGCCGGAGGTGTGCCGCGTCATGGACGAGCGGCACGTGGACTTCCGCGGGCACGTGATCGAGGTTCCGCAATGAGCGCCACCGCCAAGCGCCCCGCGCCGATCACGATCCCCGACCTGGACGATTACGTCGGGCTGCACGACTCGGGCTTCTGGATTTTGGTCCCGAACGAGGCCACCGACGACGAAGTACACCGCGCGTTTGAAGCGCTGGAGTGGCTGGCACAGAAAGGAAAACGCCCCGACTAGAACGGGGCGCCGCCTGTTTCGATCCGCCGCGCATCACGTCAACCCGAGGCCCTGCGCATGGGCCTCCGCGCGGTCGTCTCCGGGTTCGGATCGACGGGAGCATGATAAAGCATTCTTTATCACAAGTCCACAGGCGGACGAAGACAGGAAATCTGTTCGCAACCGAACACTGAATCTCATTCCAGTCATTGGACAGAATGAGAACCATCGCCCCGGGCCCGCTTCGCGCGGTGCCCGGGGCCTTTTGTCGTTTGTGGCGCTCGAAAGTGCTTGACGGCCCACCAGCGTTGTCCTAAAGTACGGACACGCGCAGGGCAATCGGGCCCGCGCCAGTTGGCATAGGAGGCCACATGATCATCACCAAGAAAACCGCACAGCGTCTCATCCGTGCCGGTAAGGCTGCAGTCGATGGACTGGTCTACAGCGATGGCAAGACCTACATGGCGCTCACGCGCTACGACCTCAAGCGCGTTGACCACTATCTCGTCGGTCACGGCGACCTGCGGTGAGTCGGCTACTCGTCGAATGCGGAGAGGCCCTCTACGGGCCTCTCTGGCAGTCCGCGCTCGCCCGTGATCTGGACGTGTCTGACCGCACCGTGCGCCGCTGGGTCGCGGGCACGAGCGACGTGCCGGCCGGCCTCTACACGGACCTGCTGCGCCTGACGCAGGAGCGCGCCGAGAAGCTCGACGCCCTGGCACGGAGGCTGCGTGAAGCGGGCTGATGGATGTGCCGAACGGGATCCTGGGCAGCGTGCCGGACGAGACGGTGGCCGCTGCCTCGCGCCTGCTGCCGCCCGCTGACGCCGTGGCGCCCGGCGCGCGCGAGGTGGTGGAGATCGACGGGCCGGCCTGGGTGGGCCGCGTGCGCATCACGTTCGAGGTGCACCGCTGGAAGCACGGCCGCAGCCGGTGCGTAGGCTGGGCGGCGGTGCATGCGGAGCGGGTTACAGCGCCTTGAACCGCTCGCGGATGGCGTCAGCAGCGGCTCGGTCATTGGCACGCGACGATCCCGCGCGATGCCCGCAAACCCGCGCCATTGCTTGCTGCGGGTTTCCCGTTCCGGGCACCACAAGTCAGTCATCTTAACCCCGTTTTCATCCGTGCGAGTCCAGAATTTCACTGGTGCAGGCAGGCCGTTCGTGCACCTCTGAATCCTGCACAATCCAGCCTCGGCAGCCCGCGAGAATCCCGCGAGGCATCCCGCGCGGAGGATTGAAGAGTGGCGTACCTGCGGAAGGTGAAGGGCGGCTGGCGTGCGGAGGTCGAAAAGCTCGGCATCCGTCGAACCAAGACGATGCCGACGAAGGCCGAGGCGGCGAATTGGGCGGCGGCCGAAGAGGCGGCCATCCTCGCGGACAAGAATGCCCGCTGGCCGCGCAAAACGCTCGCAGACGCGATCAAACGCTACCGGGAAGAGGTCAGCAGCCAGAAGCGCGGCGAGCGCGCTGAAGGCCTGCGGTTCGTTGCGATCGAACGGGACTTCCCCGCGCTCGTTGGCAAGCTGCTCTATGAGGTCACGACCGACGACCTTGTGACCTGGCGCACCGCTAGGCTCAAGGCCGTCAGCCCCGGCTCCGTCAGGCGTGACGCGAACCTGTTGCGGAACCTGTTCAGCCGGGCGCGCGACGAGTGGAAGTGGATTCCCGAAAGTCCCTTCAAGGGCTTCAAGGTGCCCAGCGACAACCCGCCACGCGAGCGCCGTGTGGCGCCGGCCGAGGTCAAGCGCCTGTGCCGGTGGCTGGGCTACAGAACGGGCGCGGTAGAGGGTAAGCAGCAACAGGTCGCCTTGGCGTTCCTTGTGGCGCTGCGCACCGCCATGCGTGCGAGCGAGCTTCTGAGTCTTTCCGATGCGACCGTGGACCTCGCGAAGCGAGTCGCCAAGGTGCCGCACAAGACCCAGCATCTGACCGGGCGCATGCGCGAGGTGCCGCTGTCTAAGGCGGCGGTGCGGCTGCTGCGCCAGCGCGCCGGCCGCGGGCAGTTCTTCGACCTGACCGACAAGTCGCTCGATGCCCTGTTCCGCAAGGCTCGGGACGCGCTGCTGATCGAAGGCCTTCACTTCCACGACTCCCGAGCCGAGGCGCTGACCCGGCTCGCGAAGCGGGTGGATGTGCTGACCCTGGCGCGCATCAGCGGGCACAAGGACTTGCGCATGCTGTTGGAGGTCTACTACCGCGAGTCGTCGGAGGACATCGCGGCGCGGATCTAGGCGGCGCGCTTCTGCGGGCCGGCGGCCCACTGGCGCACCTCGGCCTCGCTCCACTTGCGCAGACGCTGGCTGACATTCACCTTTGGCCGCGGGAAGTCAGTCCGCTTCGTCAGCTTGTCGGTGACGTACTCGCGGCTCACGCCCAGCAACTGGGCGATCTGTGCTGTGTCGATCAGTGCGCTCATATTCCCTCGCGCGTCAGCAGGATTGGGGCTGCTACTGCTTCCATGATGGTCAGGCGGCTTCGGCCCGTAGCGTTTCGATGTGCACGCCGTGGTGCTCGGCTTCGAGCTTCTGCATGCCGCCGAATTTCTGCAGTAGCTCGTCCGCGATTTCCTCATGGAACCCTTCGCTGATGGATTCAACCGCTGCCACGATCTGCTCTACAGGGATGATCTCCCGCGTGCTGATCTGAAGGCTGTAGAGGATGCGGACGCCGTTTGTCGGGCAGTTGGCGTAGAAGCTGGTGCGGTAGATGTTCAAGCGGCCTCCGCGAAGATGTCTGCTTGGATCGGCAGCGGCTTCCAAAGCGGCGCCGAGTTGTGAGATTCGATGCGCTCCGCGATCACCGCGGCGCGTTGAGCTGCGGTCGGCGGCAGGTACATGCCAAAGCGGTCGAGCGATCCGCAGTTGACGGCGGCGTTCGTGCTGTCGGCGCTCGCCAGCGGGAGCTTTGTGAAGATGGCCGGGTCAAGCATCCGAAGGCCGTGAAGCCTAGCCTTGGGCCGGCCGTGCTCGTCGCATGCTGCATTCATGGCCTCGCTCATGCGCTGCCACCATGGAGCAACCCCAGGGGCCTTCCATTGGCCCGACGAGCCCAGCGCTACGGTAGGCCACTCGGCGCAAAGTCTTTGCAACCGGCCGATGCTCTCGTGCATGTGCCAGACCGGCACGCCGACCGCGCGTAGATGCGTCGGCCAGTCGCGCAGTAGCGCGTCGTTGTCCGCTTCGTCGCCGTCGATGGTGTCAGGGATCAGTGCCCACTCAAAGCCTGGGTGTCGATGCCATTCCTCCGTCCAGCGCGTGAAGCCGGCAACGTCCAGCACTTCGCCGCGCTTGAACACGCTCCACGCCCCGTTGTCGAAAACAAAGGACCGGCACACTTCGGCAACGATGCCTAGATCGTCTTGGCGCGGGTAGGGGACGAGAGCGTCCCGGCCCATCAGGAAGCGCGCGCCGTCTTGGCGAGTGCCACCGACCGGAGTCCCGTGATACTTCTTCACGTGGCGCTTCACTCATCTCGCCCGCAAGGGCTGTGGTGGTGGGTCATGGTCTCCCCCGCAGTCGTTGCCAGAACGAAGGGCGCAGGCCGCGAATGGTCTTGGCAGAGCGAATCTCGGAGTACACCATCGCGTATTCCATGCGCCACACCCATTCGCACAGTGCCCAGCATTGGCGCTCGTGGCACCAGATCACCCTCGGCTTGATTCGCGCGAAGCTCATCACTCCCTCCCTCCGGTGGCAGCAGCGCCGATCTGAGCGGCAGCGCGGACGATGGCTCGGCGAGTGGCGGCGGAACAGTCTTCGTTGGCGTCACCCATTGACAGGCGGCCTTCTTCATCGCGAGCCATGCCAGCGATTACGCGAGACTCAGATGCCGCGCGTTCTGTGATGTATACGCAATCAGCGTACACACGGCCATCCTTCACTAGATACGCCACCACCGGCAATTCCTTGTCAGCGCTCATTCGCTCGCTCCACGAATTCAAGCCACATAAGCCGAGTCTCGAAAGCCAACTCCTGCCAGAGTGGGCCATCTTGGTGTCTTGCCCGGTATGCCTCAATAGCCTTGCGCTCCAAGTCCAACGCCCGGGTTGGCTGGACTAGCATCGGCTCGTCTTTCTGCGTGATCATTCCGCCGCTCCTTCGGGTGGGGTGATGCCCAACGCGCGCACGAATTCAATCAGGCACGCGCGGTTGAACGTGTATGTGTCGCTGTGGTGCGGATCGCTGCTTTTGCGGTAGCGCCAAGCCTTGCGGTGGGCTATGGCCTCTATCTGCTCCTCGCTCAACGGCACCGCTGCCGCCGCTTGCGGGCGGGTGGAGAGAGCGGCGAGGATGTGCGCTCGCACTTCTGCCTCGTCGTTCACTTCCAACCAAGCGTCCAAGTCGCCCCGCTTGCCGTTGACGGCCTCAAGGAATGCCGCCAAAGAGGACGGCCGCACCGGGTCATCGTTCGGGGTCATGGCTTCACCTTTCGTGTCTGCACGCACTGGAGGTAAGCGGGATACGCGAATGAGGACCGCAACACCGACTGCTTCACCCGCTCACAGTCCTGCGCCGTTGCGTAGTCACCGCTAATCGTTACCGCTTCGCCGGCCGAGTGGCCGCCGATGTGCGTCACGATGACAAGAACCCAAACGAGGGTCGTGCTCACGGCATCTCCTTCTGTGCCTGCGCGGCGAGGGCGGCAGCGATGCGCTCGCATTCGGCCTCACTGATCCTGCGCCCGTCATCATCGTGGCCGCCATCCACTCGCGCAGACCATCGGTTGGTGCCGTTGGCGTTCAGCGTGTAGATCGTTGCTCCATCGCGCAGCACCTCCTGCCGCTCTTGCTGCGCGGCTGGCGAGAACGCCGCGCCCACGCGCTCATACTTCTGCGGCGTGGTGTGTCCGTCCCACTTGCCTTCATAGCTCGGCAGGCCCTCGAACAGGTATGCCTGCGAGTCGTGAAAATGCCACGAGGCTTGCCCGGTTGGCAGTTCGACGTAGACGCAGCCATGCCAATCCTCTGACCAGCCCTCAATGGCGGTGCGCGTGACGCCAGCCTTGAAGCCCAGGGCGATCGCCATGCGGGCGATCAGCGCCACGCAGCGGTTGCGTTCCTCGTAGGCAGCATCCTTGCGGGCCTCCATGTCAGCCAGCTCTTGCTGCGCTGCTGGGTGCTCTCGGTGGGTGGTGAGGGCGCCAACAATCCTGCGCGCGGTCCATCCTTCCCAGTGTTCTTCCTTGTTTGGCGACATCTCAAAGCTGCACAGGATTTCGTACACCGCCTGAACGCGCGGATCATTCCAATCTGGCAGCCCCTCCACCGCTGGCGCTGCTGCCCACGTCTCTTGAACGCTCATCGGCTTGGACCATGGCGCTGCTGCCGACAGCCCTGCCACGCTGGCGGTGGCGGATGTCTCGGCTTCGGTCAGGCCGTTGATGCCGATAGGATCGACCGCCTCCCGCGCCTGCTCTGGCTGGGCGGTTTCGTCATCTCGCAGAGTTGAAACAAGGCCATTGCGCTTGAGGTACGAGACGGCCTGATCGGCGAGGTTGCGGTCACCGGCTTTCGACAGGCCATCAGCGCGCAGGCGCCGTGCCATCCTGCCGACCAGCAGCGCGAGGTCGTTGACGATGGGTAGCAGTTCCTGCGCTTCACGGTTCGTCATGCTGATTGCTCCTTGGTGGCAGCCATTGCCTCGCGCTTCTGTCGAGTGATGCCCGCGAGTTCCCGCATCGTCACTTCGACGGCCCCGTGCTGCACGGCCAATGCGCGCTTGCTTGTGGCAATGTCGAAGTGCTCCCGATGGGTTCCACGCGCTTGCAGCCACTTGCGCTGCACGCCGATGCGGTCAGCCATCGCCAGCAGTTCCTCGGTCGTGTCGGCGACCATGTGGCACATCTTCATGCGGCCGAACTGACCCAGTGGCGTCAGGTGCATGTCGTCAACGTAAACGGCCATCACACCCCTCCCTCATCGGCGGATGCCACCTCGAACGCAGGGTGATCCTTGCCGTCCTCGCACGTCACGAACAGCTTGTTGATGCAGAACAGCCCGCCGCTGGTGTAGTTGCAAGGACCGCCAGCGCGCTTAAACGCTGCGTCGGCTGCCGCCTGTTCGTTTCCTGTGTAGCGGCCGACGCACGAGAAGGCAACCGCACCTTCAGGAGCTCCGGCTGCTTTCCAGTCGCCCACGGCTGCGACGTGGTTGCAGCTCGGGCACACGAAGCGCCACTTCATCGGGTCATCACCGAAGCGCTCGCGCGCTTGCGCCTTCCAGGCATCGAGCGTCATGCGTTGAACATCAGCCACGGCTGTCCCCCTCGTCGGCCTGCGCCGGGTGAGTGGTGGAGAGGGCGGCGCGGAATGCTTCGGCGGCCGCCTTGTCACCATGCCCGTACATGATCTCCATACAGAATGCGAGGCTGCCGCGCTTGATCTGCTCATCCGTCAGTCGCTGCGCCACTGGCTGTGGGGCGGCGACAGGAGCGGCGAGCAGTTCGTGCATCGACGCGGCAACGGCCTGACAGACGATGCGCACCGATCCAAGGCTCAGGTCTTCCCGAGCGTCAAGCTGCTTCAAGACCTCGCGTGCGTAGAGCCTGACGTGAGGCGCCACCGCCTCTGCTGCCCCCTGCTGAGGGGCCGCGCGACGAGTAGCCGTCAGTCGCGTGAGATATGCGAACTTCGAGATCCGGCAGTCCCACTGCTCGGAGGGATGGCTATCGAGAAACTCGCGCACGCTTTGGACAAACAGCGCCGGGTTCTCGTCCATCCACGCCGGGTAGTGGTCGCGGTCAACACGACTTGTCGCCTCTGCTGCCCCCTGCTGCGCCACTGGCTGTGCTGCCGCAGGCGGAGGACAGGCGAGAGCATCCATGATGCGCAGGACGAGCTTGCGAGTCGATGGCGCAGAAAGGTAGACGGCCTGCTCGTGCTGAAGCCATTGCCGCGCGTCATCAACAGCCTTGTCGAAGCGCTCGTTGTCTTCCGCCTCTTCTGCCCCCTGCTGCGCCACTGGCTGTGGTGCCACAGGGACAGGGGCGGCGAGTGCGGCCTGGTACGTGTATGGGCTACGCGGGTCGCGGGGCTCGATGACTTTGCCATCTTTCACCCACGTAATCGGCAGGCTCTTTTCAAAAGACGGCAGTGGCTTGAGCCCGTGATCCTTGATGATGGCCTCAAGTTGCTCTTGCACCGTCTCAAAGCGGGCGCCACCAACGCCGTACTTGTGCTCGATGCAGTTGATCTGCGTGTAGATGATGGACAGGCGCGTTAGGAGCTTGTCCTTCTGCTCGCTCGTTAGTCCGGCCGCCGCCTCTGCTGCCACGGGAGGGCGGGCTGCGAGCATGGCACCGTATACGGCGCGGGGGCCTGCCCAATCATGACCATCGCCAGCATCAGAGCCGGCGGCTTCCATTTCCGGCGTTGGCTCGACCGGCACCAGCACGAACCCATCTGCCGCCACCGGCTCGGCCTGCTGGGCGGCGAGGGCGGCAGCGATGCGCTCGCATTCGGCCTCACTGATCCTGCGCCCGTCATCATCGTGGCCGCCATCCACTCGCGCAGACCATCGGTTGGTGCCGTTGGCGTTCAGCGTGTAGATCGTTGCTCCATCGCGCAGCACCTCCTGCCGCTCTTGCTGCGCGGCTGGCGAGAACGCCGCGCCCACGCGCTCATACTTCTGCGGCGTGGTGTGTCCGTCCCACTTGCCTTCATAGCTCGGCAGGCCCTCGAACAGGTATGCCTGCGAGTCGTGAAAATGCCACGAGGCTTGCCCGGTTGGCAGTTCGACGTAGACGCAGCCATGCCAATCCTCTGACCAGCCCTCAATGGCGGTGCGCGTGACGCCAGCCTTGAAGCCCAGGGCGATCGCCATGCGGGCGATCAGCGCCACGCAGCGGTTGCGTTCCTCGTAGGCAGCATCCTTGCGGGCCTCCATGTCAGCCAGCTCTTGCTGCGCTGCTGGGTGCTCTCGGTGGGTGGTGAGGGCGCCAACAATCCTGCGCGCGGTCCATCCTTCCCAGTGTTCTTCCTTGTTTGGCGACATCTCAAAGCTGCACAGGATTTCGTACACCGCCTGAACGCGCGGATCATTCCAATCTGGCAGCCCCTCCACCGCTGGCGCTGCTGCCCACGTCTCTTGAACGCTCATCGGCTTGGACCATGGCGCTGCTGCCGACAGCCCTGCCACGCTGGCGGTGGCGGATGTCTCGGCTTCGGTCAGGCCGTTGATGCCGATAGGATCGACCGCCTCCCGCGCCTGCTCTGGCTGGGCGGTTTCGTCATCTCGCAGAGTTGAAACAAGGCCATTGCGCTTGAGGTACGAGACGGCCTGATCGGCGAGGTTGCGGTCACCGGCTTTCGACAGGCCATCAGCGCGCAGGCGCCGTGCCATCCTGCCGACCAGCAGCGCGAGGTCGTTGACGATGGGTAGCAGTTCCTGCGCTTCACGGTTCGTCATGCTGATTGCTCCTTGGTGGCAGCCATTGCCTCGCGCTTCTGTCGAGTGATGCCCGCGAGTTCCCGCATCGTCACTTCGACGGCCCCGTGCTGCACGGCCAATGCGCGCTTGCTTGTGGCAATGTCGAAGTGCTCCCGATGGGTTCCACGCGCTTGCAGCCACTTGCGCTGCACGCCGATGCGGTCAGCCATCGCCAGCAGTTCCTCGGTCGTGTCGGCGACCATGTGGCACATCTTCATGCGGCCGAACTGACCCAGTGGCGTCAGGTGCATGTCGTCAACGTAAACGGCCATCACACCCCTCCCTCATCGGCGGATGCCACCTCGAACGCAGGGTGATCCTTGCCGTCCTCGCACGTCACGAACAGCTTGTTGATGCAGAACAGCCCGCCGCTGGTGTAGTTGCAAGGACCGCCAGCGCGCTTAAACGCTGCGTCGGCTGCCGCCTGTTCGTTTCCTGTGTAGCGGCCGACGCACGAGAAGGCAACCGCACCTTCAGGAGCTCCGGCTGCTTTCCAGTCGCCCACGGCTGCGACGTGGTTGCAGCTCGGGCACACGAAGCGCCACTTCATCGGGTCATCACCGAAGCGCTCGCGCGCTTGCGCCTTCCAGGCATCGAGCGTCATGCGTTGAACATCAGCCACGGCTGTCCCCCTCGTCGGCCTGCGCCGGGTGAGTGGTGGAGAGGGCGGCGCGGAACATCTTGCGCGCCTGTTCGTGCGAGAGCAGGTTGGTACCGGTCGGCCACGAGGTTTGCACGCCGAAGTCCCCAGCGGTCCACCTTACCGGCTTGAAGCTCACACCGCCGTCGGGATGGAAGTCGTCGGGAAGGGGCCAGCCCATGAAAAAGTCGGCCATCTTCATCGCCATCGCGTCGATCTGCGCATCCGTCAGTCCCTGCGCCACTGGCTGTGATGCGGCAGGGGAGGCGGGCCAGCCCATTGCCGCGCGATAGTCCTCGACCGATTCGCCATCCCTGCGCAAACGTGGCGGGTTGTTGGGGCCGTAGGTCGGTGAAACGTAGAGCGGAACGGAGTGAGCGTAGGTGCGTGTTTCCGACCATGTGTGCATGTCGCCAGGACCTCCTCGCTCGCGAGTCACCTTCGCGCTCAGAAGAGCACTCGGATTAACCCATGCCACCGCCTCTGCTGCCCCCTGCTGCGCCACGGGAGGGCGGGCGGCGAGGGCTGCACGGTTGGCGCGAATGATGTGCGCAAAGGCAGGGTCGCCGTCTGATTCAAGAGCCACCGTGGTTTTGTGCAATTCCTTTGCGATGGACTGCGCCCACCCATCGGCCGCCACCGGCTCGGCCTGAGGGGTGGCGTCATTGACCATCGGGCCATTCCATCCCGGCTCACGTCGCGCATCCGGTGCAGGGGGCGCCACGGGAGGGCGGGCGGCGAGCATGGCGGCCCTAACCCACCTGGCGCCGCGCGCAAAACTGGCTGCGTCGCCGTCCTTGGCGCAGTCCTTCGCTGCCGCGTCGATGATTTCCCAATCACTCACCGGCTCGGCCTGCGGCTGGGCTGTGTGAGCAGTGGGTAGAGCTTCTCGCGTGAGGTTGTCCGCCAACTCGTAGAGTCTGACCTGAAGCGGGTCGCAGTCGGCCACGTTTGGCATGCGATCCGCGATCTTTTTCAACTCAGCCGCCAGCGCCTCGGCCGTCTTGATGGTGGTGTCAGCCATTGTTGGCCTCCAGTTGATCGCGCAGCGCTTGCAACTTCTCCAGCGCCACGGACTGCAGTGCATCAGCGGTGCGCTGGGTACGCAGGTAGTCGTCGAGTTCAGGCACAGCAGCGCACAGCACTTCGCGGCGCTCGTTCCAGTCGCACCAGCGAGTTACGTCATCCTTCTCGCGGATGAAGTAATAAGCCATGTCGGCATCTTCAGCCGTCACCGTCTTGGTGGTGGTGTCGGTCATGATGTGACTCCGGTGGCTTTGGCGATGGCGGCGCGACAAAGCGTCAACGCGTCGATGAGCGCTTGCTTGGTCATGTCGTCGCCGGCCAGCACGCCGAGTGACTTCTTGCACGCCTCCAGCAGATCAGGCGCGGCAGCGATGAGGCGTGCATCAGGGCCTTCAAAGCCGCCGTTTGGGAAGTGAAGGTCGGGGTGTCCATCGCGCTGTACGACCGCATGAAGGACATCGCCATCGTGCCCCGTCGCTTCGCTGCTGATGCGACGGAAGCTGTTGCTGGTCCAGATGCTCCACGGGCCTGGCGTGTGCTTCTTGGTGTCGGTCACTTGGGTTCTCCGGTTGAGAGGGCGGCACGTCCGCGCTCAATGTCCGCCTGCTCCAGTTCTTGAGCATCGTCGGCTTGGATGATGGCCTTCAGGGCCACCTCCAACCGCTCTGCTTTCTCGGCGAGGGCGGATAGCTGGTCGATGGCGGCGTGGAGGCGTTTCCGGTCGCTAATGCGCCGAGTCGGACAGAGGCAGCGGTCAATGCAATTGCAAATCTGCTGGTGCGGGCTCTTAAAGTCCTCGGCGAAAGTCTCGGCCAGCCTCTTCGCCTCTTCCGCCAGCTTCTTGGGGTCGGTCATGCTTCCTCCGGCTCGCGTTGCAGGCATCGAATGGTGACCGTGGCCGGCGCTTCGATCACCAGCGAAGGCTGGAAGCCATTGCGGTAGTCCTGCGCCTCGATTCGCATCGGCCAGCGCGGAAAGTCAACGTCTGCGTAGTCGGGATCGTGATTCGCCACGCCGATCAGCCAACTACCACTGTTGCCCGGGCAGTGCTGACCCGTGACGACGATTCCGCGCCCGGTTGCCCGATCCTCAACAAGGTACTCGATAGGCTTCCCGCTGGCGCAGTTGTCGTAGTCGTCCTTGAAGTGCGCGACTTCGCCGAACGTGTCGTCGCTGTAGCCTTCAAAGCGAAGGGTGATGGTGTTGCTCACGCTTCAATCTCCTGTTCGCAAATCTCCTGCACGCGCTCAAAGCTCATATGCAGAGAGACGGCCACGATGTGCATGGCCTGGTCGATGGGGAATCCGGCATTCACCAGGGCGGTGACGCGGCGGCGGACTTCGATGAGGGAGAGGATGGGGTCGGCCATTACTGGTCCTTGAACTGCACGTTGTGTTCGGCGCCGAAGGCGGCGATCAGCTCCATCAAGTCGGAAAGCTCCTGCTTGTCCATCTCTGAGGTGCGCGAGCCGAGGATCACGAAGCCGCCTCCGATGCCCGGGACGGCGCGTTGCTGCTTCAGGCTGGCGGTGAAGATTTCTTTCCAGTCCTCGGCCGCGAGCTTCTGCCCGTGCCATGTGACTTGCTTGGAGACTTCAGCCAACATCGCCCACATGCGCGAGTTCTGCGGCAGGGATCGTTTCTCTTCGCTGACCTTGAGGCTCACGCGCCGGCCGGCTGTCACGCGCCCCTTGGCCCAGCGGCTGAAGCTCTGGATGACTTCGCCGAGCTGCTGGGCGTTGCTGATGGTGATGCTGTGCGTCGTCATGCCTTCCTCGTCAACGTCTTCAAATTCCAGCCATCCGACACGGCCTGCTGCTGCATGCGCTCGACATAACGAGCCTCGTTCTGCCGCCGCTCTTCAAGGCTCACGTCTAGGCACAGATCGTGCATTTGGTGGCAACCGATCAGGCCGAAATGAGGGGCGCAGAGCGGGAACGTGCGGCTGTCGCATGTCTTGATGCCCAAGCCCTTCCCGCTGTTCGCGTGGGCACACTGGCTAAAGCCTTCGATGCCGCAGGCGAAACAGCGCTGAGAAGCCACATAGCGGCGGTAAGCCTCAGACCGCAGCGGAGCTTCCTTTGGCGCGGCCACTACCGCATCATTCGCAGCCACCATTACGGCGCGAGGCTTGGGCGGTAATTCCGGTACAGCAGGGAGCACACGCTCAGGCTTGTGCCGGGCCTTGGCGGTCTTGCTGCGAAGGGGGGGTGCGGCGGAGCATGGTCAGAACGGGGGCGAGTCCTGATCGGCAGTGCGGTACACCTCGGCCTGTTGCCGGCCGCCGCGTTTCATCTGGCCGTGCGTCTGCTGTTCCTTCTGCTGCGGCTCGCTGATGTAGGCCCAGCCGTCCCAGCCCAGCGGAATCACGTCCAGCTTGAGCATCGGGCCGTTCTTGGTTGAGAGTACCCGGCCGATGGTCTTGTAGAACGGCTTGCCGTCGCGGTCTTCGCCGGTCTTTGCCCGGACTTCCTGGTAGTCGGCCATTACGCTGCCTTTCGTTCAGTGTTGGGGTTGTTGGCCTTGAGGAAGGACCGCAGCTTGGATTCCGACTTGAGCAGATTCCAGACGTAGACCTTTTCCTCGTTGTCCTTGATTTCGTAGTACGCCTTGACCGCGTCCAGTTGGTGGCCGCTGTCGAAGCAGTCCTTGAGGTGCAGCGCCAGCTCATCCAGTTCCGCGATGCGCGCCGGATCAGCCTGCCGCGCCCAATCGTTGGCAATCTCATTCGCGGCGCTGACGGGGCCGGGCTTCGCCATCACCTCGTGCGACGTGGCGTCGGCATCGTTGTCGCCTTCGGTCGGGATGGCGAAGGTTTGGAACGCTGCGTACTTGTAAGCGGCGCTCATGGCCTTGTTCGTGGCCTTGTCGCCGCGGTCCATGGCCTCGCCGAAGGTCCGCACCGTGTGCATGGTTCCGTCATCAGCGGACACCAAGTCGAATTCGGCTTCGACGGTCACATAGAACAGCGCGCCGCCCTTTTGGCTCTGGCGCTCTTCACAAGTCCGCGAGACCATCCGGGGCAGGATGCACAGGCCGTGCTTCGCCAGCAGCGGCGCCAGGGCGTTGTAAACCGCGTCGATCCCCCGGAACCTGTAGCCGTCGAACTTGTTTTCGCTTTCCTTGCCGATCCCGTTGCGGGCCAGATCGGTCTGAACTGCCGCGATTGCTTTGTAGACGCTCTTGCTCATGTTCATGCTCCTGTGTCCAGTCCGGGCCAAGATTGGCGCTCGGGATAGGTTTCACTTCGCTGCCTTTCTCATCGGCTTGACGTTGGTAGGCTTGGCGGCCTGCTGCTCAGCTCTCACGCGGTCGAACAGGCGCCGAATGTCGGTGTGATCCTTGTTCGTGTACGGCATGCCTTGAAGCAGGCTGCGGCTGGGGATGGTGCGTTTCAGTTCCACAGCGGCGCTCCCGGGTAGAAGATGGCCCCCACAATCGCCACGAACAGCACTGCAGCGATCAAGCCCCAGCGGCTGCGAGGTTCCACCCTCCGCCCCGCTTCGTAGGACAGCGCCGGGTGTGCTGGCGTCTCGCATAGCATCACGTAGGCGTCGTAGTCGGTGTGGTGCATGTCAGGCTCCCGTGTTAACAGGCTCTGGCGCAACGAGCAGGTCCAAGGACTCGCAGTTGGCGAACGTCCAGCCTTGGTATTTCTCGCGCAGGCGGCCGAGGCGCGCCTTGGAACGCAATCGCGAAGCGTCCGTGTCACCAACGCTTGGTGTGTAGGTGATGGTCTTCGCGGCCCGAGCCTTCCATGCAACTTCAGTTCCAAATACGCCTGCGCCAGTCGCGAAGAATTGCGATAGGTCGAAGTCGTAGTTGCAAACGTCGTCGATAGGATCGCAAGTCAAACCGACAACTTGAATCGTCGGGAGGTCAGCGCACGTGATGTCGCACAGGTCGAAGATGCCCGGGTATTCCTCAGCGGCCGGCCGCACGGCGGCTTGCCCGCCAAGGAGGGCTGCCAAGGTCTTGCAGCGTTGCGCGAAATCGCTGTTCTCCGCATCAGTGGGCGTTTCGTCGCAGAGAACGAACACGTCGATGTCGCGGACGGCCGCCCCATTGAGCAAATCGCGCGGCGCACCGCCGCCAACGATGGCATTGCCGGTCGGAAAGACGCAGCGCGCGAAGTTCACAACATAAAACAGATCGCTCATCTGTAGCGCGCTCATCTCACACTCCCAAGCAGTGCCGCAGCACTGCGGCGTCCATGTCCCGGCCGCTCAGCCCTGCGAAGAGCAGCGCGGCCAGCGTGATGCCCAGCAGCGTGGCTAGGGCGATGTCGAGTAAGCGGGTCATGCCGCGGCCCTCCGCTCGGCCTCAACGCAAGCCACATGCACCGGCACGATGGGGACGAACAGCGTGCGGTTGCCGTGCTCGTCCTTCGGGCAGTGGCCGATGCGCATGCGCTGCGGGTCGGAGAACTCGACAGCGTGGTAGCACTTGCAGACGCGGTGCAGTTCGCAGCACACGCCGAGGCAAGGGATGATGTGGTGAGCTTTCACAGGTAGCCTCCAGTCGCCAGCCGCTCGATCAGGCCCGCGCGAGCCTTGAGGTACACCGCACCGATGGCCGCAGCGTCGTCACCGGCCGCCCGCAGTTCGTCCTCGAACAGCGTCAGCTCATCCAGCACGTCATCGGGGGTGACGGCTTGCACAGCACGGGCGCGGGCATCGTTCAGTTCGCGGGCGTCGTTCGCTGCCTTGCGGTCGAAGTGCTGTCCTTCCCCGCCGGTCATGCCATTGCCGGACCAGTTGCGAGGCGTCGTGATGAAGCGTGCGTAGTCGGCCACGGTCTGCTCCTTGATGTGAGGGTTAGGCGGCAGCCTGATCGCACAGGTCAGCCCACTCATCGCGTATCAGCTGCGCGTGCTCCCAGCCCTGCTGCCACCGCCGCGCCTTGTAGGCGTCAAAGCGGTACGGGTTCTGGTTCGCAAGAGCGCCGTCGAAGTTCGCTTGTTGACCGGCTTCGTAGGCTTCATCTGCCTTGGGCGTGTTGCTCATCACTTGCTCCCGTGTGGTTGATTGAGGGTTAGGCGGCGGCCTTGGCGATGCGCTCTGCGTCGGCGGCTTCTTCATCGACGCGAGACTTCGAGATTCCGCTGTCCCCTTCGTTGTTGACCCAGCGGCCATCGTCATGTGCACGCCAGTCGAAATCACAGAGCAGGCTCACGACAACCAGAAGCTTCTTGCCGTAGAACTCGTAGTCGTCGAAATGCTTCAACCACTCGGGCGAATAGCCGGCAAGCCACAGCCAAGCCCTCATGTGCGAGATGGAGCGCGCTGCTGAGATGCCGCGGTTGTCGTTCGCCTTTTCCCAGGCGAATCCCAGATATTCCTTGGCGCGTTCCAGCGGAGAAAGGCGCTCGGCACCATCCCATTGCTGCGGAGTGATGTCGGCATCAGGGCGCAAGTACTGCTTGGCATCCTCGAAAGGCAGGTACTCAATGAGGTCGCCGGTTTCGAAGCCGAAGAAGTCCGCTTCCTTCAAAGAAGCGACGCGCGCCTTGATTTCTTCCGGCGTGCGCTTCAGATCGTGCTTCGCTTCCATCACTTGCTCCCGTGTGCAGCGCCTGGCTGCTGTGTCGATGGGAGAAGTATCGGCAAACCGAAGGAGCGTGTCAATCGGAAAACCGAATGAACGCGATAGATTTTCGGAATGCCGATTACCTAATGCATTACGTATGCGGGCCGCCCAACTCAACGCGGTCGGCGCTACAGTGGCGCCAGGGGAGGTGAACTATGCGCGAATGGAATCTTGGCCGAAGGGCGGCCGTTGCACTGGTCCTTGCCGCACTGCTACCGAGTGCCGCTGCGCGCGACGAGTGGGGGTGGTTCAGGTCCAGCGTCGAAGAACCTCGGCCGAACTGGCAAGACCCTGCGCAAGCTGCGGCCTACAGCCACTTCGACTGGGCAACGGCGCTGGTGCGCGTCATCAATGCGGCGCCGGTGTGCGGCTACCGCAGCATGGCATGGCGCAGTCAAATCGCTGGCGACCTAGACACTCTGCAGATCCTTCGCTTGCGTCGCTGGGAGCGACAGACGACCGAACCAAAGCGCTGGAAGACCTACCTCGAGTCACTGTTCGAGTGGCAACGCGACTCGGCGCGGAATGTCAGCATGGAAGACTGCGCGCATCTCGATGACGATGCGATCGCGCTGGCCGACGCTTCGGAGGCGAGCATGCAGCGCGAGCTCCGCGACTTCTGGACGGGGCGGCTCAAGTAGGCTGGGCCAGCACCAACAACCTGTTACCGCGACCTTCGCGCGTTTGTGACCTGCTGCTACCCCTTGGCGGCCACTTTTTCACATGCCGGGGTGTGGCTCTTGCCTTGAGCCCGTACTTCCGTACAGTCGGAGGTCTTGAGCGGGGTCGATAGTGAACATCAACATACGCGCTATCAGAGAGGGTGCGGTGTTGCTACTGGAGGTTTCGGGGCTGATGAGCCACATCAAAGACGCCGAAGCCTTGCAGACAGCAATGCGCCGCGAGTGCAGCGACCGCCATGCGGTCAAGATCGTGGTGGACATACGTAGAGCGGTGCTGCTCTACACCCCCGAGCAATGGCCGAAGGTGACGGGGTGGCTGCTAGAGAACCAGGCGTGCCTGACGCCCGTCGCGTTCCTGGCTGGGGAAGCCCAGTGGGCGCCACTGTTTCAGCACTGCCTGACCATGAGCCGCACCGGCCGGCTCAGGTTCGTGTTTTCTGAGTCGGCGCAGGTTGCGGCCTGGCTTGGGGCTGAACTTCAGGCTCTTCGTCGTGCTCGTGAATTTGAGCCCCTCGCGGCGCCGCCGCAAGGCTAAGCGTAGCTGTATCGCAGATCGCCAGCGCGTTGGCCCGGTTCGTCGGGTCTTTGATGGCGTCGAGCTGGCGGGCGATTCGTAGGGCGTCGGGCGTCAGATCCAGACTCGCTGGGAGGCGTTCTGGCCCTCGGCCCATAGCGAGCCACCAGGGGGAAACCCCATAGAGGTCGGCGAACTGCACGACATACGCCGAACCTAGTCCTTTGTTCTCTGCTTCGGAGATCGTGCTGACACTCAGGCTCAGCTTCGCCGCTGCCTGCTCAATGCTCAGCTTTGCGGCTTTGCGCGCCTTCTGCAGGCGCTGACCGAACGGGCTCCGGTCCCTCTCTGCTTTCTCTTTCCCCATGCGGGGAAGTGTGGGGCTATTGCAATTCGGCAAACCGATATGTACATTATCGGCTAACCGAAGGATGCGATCAGACATGGACTGGCCCCAACTCATCAAGGAACTGCAGGACGCAGGCGTTACGCAGGCGCAAATCGCAGAGAAGGCCGGGCTGACCGCCGTTTCCGCTGTGAGCGATCTCGCCAACGGCAAGACCAAGCGCCCGAGCTGGGATCTTGGTGAAGCGGTGCGGCTTCTGCACACCGAACACTGCCCGCACGTTCGCGGCAAGAAGGCGGTTGGCTCCGACCGCCGCGCAATCACTGGCGACGTTGGCGCCGAAGCCCGACATACGGCGCTCGGCGATCCGGTCATCGACAACCGCCGCCGCGAAGGCCCCACCACTCCCAAGGAGCGCTAGATGTCTTGGCTCTCTCGCGTGTGGCGCCGTGCGATCTCCAGCAGCTTGCGCCAGCTCTTTGGCAAGGCTCGCAAGAGCGACTTCATGCGGCTCGGGGTCATTGCGATCGTGTGGCTGCTTGTGGTGCAGCCCATCTGGTGGCTGGCGGCTTTGATTATCGCCGTCGAGATCGTCTGGCTTTTGTCGCTCATCGCGACGCTGCGCAAGGAGCGCTGAACCATGCTGTTCTTCCTTCTTCTGGCTGCGTGCATCGTCTTCGCTGCCGGCGCTTTTTCTGCCCTGAAGGCTAATCGGCCGCGCCTTGCGTCGTCCTCGCGTTGGCTTCGGCTTTCTGCGCCTTCGGCGCTTACCTGACGCTGTAGGCCGCCATGCCGTTGCCCCTGTTCCTGTGGTTCTGCCTGCGCCTGATGTGGCGTGCTCTGTTCGGAGCCTGAGCCATGAAGCACATCCGTGACGCCATCGTCACCGCCTTCTGGGCGACCGTTTTCATGCTGGCCTTGGCTGCGCTCGCAATGCTCGGCAAAGACGGCGACCCGTTCGAGGACTAGATGCTCTCCGCGACCCAAACCCTCGTAGCGCTGATCGTGGGCATGCCGCTCGTGATCGGCGTCTGTTCTGCCATTGCACATGCGCTGAGCAAGCGCTGAGGAGCCCAAGTGGAGTTTCAAGAGTTCCCGAAGATGGCCCGCTGGTCCCGTGATGTGATCGTCACCGAGAAGATCGACGGCACCAACGCTGCCGTGGTCATTCAGAGTGCAGCGTTCAGCGGTGACGACTCGCCGCACCGCATCGCACAGGTTGACGGTTTCAACGTGTGGGCGCAAAGCCGCACCCGCTTCATCACGCCGGCCGATGACAACTATGGCTTTGCTGCCTGGGTCGCCGCACACGCCGATGAGCTGGTCGCGGGACTCGGCGAAGGCCGCCACTTCGGCGAATGGTGGGGGCGCGGCATTCAGCGCAACTACAGCCTGACCGAACGGCGCTTCAGTCTCTTCAATGTGGCTCGCTGGGGCGATGACGCTACGCGCCCGGCCTGTTGTTCTGTCGTCCCGACCCTCTACGAGGGTTCCAACGTCCCCGGATTGGCCGAGAAGTACATCCGGCAACTTGAACGCGAAGGCAGTGTCGCGGCTCCCGGATTCATGAAGCCTGAAGGAATCGTTCTCTTCCATGTTGCCGCCAATGTCGGCTTCAAGAAGACGATCGAGAAGGACGAGATGCCCAAGTCGCTTGCGGTCAAGGCCGCGTAAGGAGCCCACCATGCGCCACACCCTCAATGCCATCGACCCGCTGCCGGAGTTCCCGTGCGACGGCCTTTCGTTCGAACTGCAGGACTCGGAGCCGGCATACCAGCCCTGCGAGCGGCACAAGAGGCTGCCGTCGTATCGCGAGGCGCAGGCGGCTCGTTGGGCGCGCGAAGACGTGGCGATGAGCATCAAGCTGGCCCGCCGCGGCATGTGCGGCGGCGACTCGAAGCAGCACATCACGGAGATCGCGCGCTTCAACGGCAACTGCAACCCCAACATCACCGAGGCCGCCTGCCGCCAAATCAAGAGCGCGCCGGCCGAGCAGCCGAAGCAAGCCACCGACGCGCCGAAGTTCAAGGTTGGAGACAGGGTGCGCACGATCAAGTCCGTAGGCGATGTTGTCGTCGGGGACGAGTTCACCGTGGTGGGCCTCGAAGTCCTCGGACTTTCAACGCATGTCCGTGTCAAGGGTCGCGTGCACGTGTACTTGTTCGAGCACCACCTCGAACTCCTCCCCGCCGAACCCGCGCCCCAAGAGCCGCAGGCCGATGCGGATGGTTGGATCGAGTGGAAGGGCGGCAAGTGCCCCATCCCCAAGGAAACGCCGGTCGTGGTTCGGCTACGCGACGGTAGCGAATACGACGGCGAGACAGCCGCCGATTGGGTTTGGGCACACGTCGATAGCGTCGGCGACATCGTTGCGTACCGCATCGTCGCCTGACCATGCAGATCAAAGCCGGCCCCATGCTGACTCTGCGCCCATCCCGGGAAGTTCAAGCAGAGGAAGCTCGGATTTGGAGATTCGGGGCCGGCACCTTTCCCGCGATGCACCGGCAGTCGATGCCCCTGCGCATTTCCTCCTCCCTCCCTCCCTCCTTCGCTCGGGCTGGGGTGCATCGCGTATTTGTTCAACGAGAGAGCAGCACGGAAGGACGTGCGGGGCATCGCCGGGGACCGCTTGAAGCTCAGGCTAAGACAGCCACCGCGAGGGATCGTATGCCCAAGCGGGTGAACAAAATGAATCAGGGTCATGCGTGTGACCCTCATTGCCGAGAGCGAGCAGATGAGTGTTCCCAAGCCGGTGTCGAATCCGGCCTCTCTCACCTTCAACGACGCGGGCTTAGCGAGAACGGGACGTGCTGTCTTGGGGGCACCCAAGTTGGTCGGGATACCGTCGTTAGCGCACCGGCCGGTGGCCCGCGTCACCCTATCCACGGGGCAACTCCCTTGCAACCCGAGCCATGTGCTGCGCTTCCTGGCGCATCAGCCATGCCTCGGTGGTCAAGTGCTTGCGAACGGCGCTCAGCAGCTCCCGCATCTTGCGGCGAGCCCACTGGGCGTCTCGGTTCGTCATTCGCATCTTCCTTCTCCGTCAGTTCTCGCGCAGTACCGGGCATGTCTAGTCCGGTGAGTGCTGGCGACCACAACCCCAACTGCGCGGCTTGAGCCGCCACAACTGGAACAACCATGGGCTCAATCCTCGACGCAACCGAAGGTAAACCGAAAGCAACCATCCGAAAGGATTGGGAAGGCGAGCAGCGTGAGATGCCGCTGTTTGCTGAAGTTCAGCCTCCCAAGGAGGCATGCGCGGTCTTTGTGCAGCAATCGTCGTGGCCTGGAGCGATCAGGTATGCGGTGCAGAGATCGGGCTATGACGACTACGAGGTGGCAGACGCCATGCATATCAGTCACGGCTATTTCTCGCGCGTCATGCGCGGCACCGCCAGTCTCTCGGGAGAGCGGCTGGTGAAGTTCATGCGGATCACCGGCAGCGTCGCTCCGCTGCAATGGCTGGCCGATCAGATGGGCTACGAACTGCGGGCGAAGAAGAGCGAACTGGAGCAGCGGGCGGAAGCGGCCGAGCGTGAGGCGGCGGCTTTGCGCGCACAGATCGCAGTCGAGCGGAGGCGCGCATGAGCTTGCGATGCAGACCGGGCGATCTAGCAGTCTTGGTTCGCAGCGCAGCGGGCAACGAGGGAAAGATCGTTCGATGTCTTCGGCTCGCTAGTGCCGAGGAGTTGTGGCGGTATTGGTTCGTTGCCGACAAGGGCCTTGTCTGGGTCATCGACCGCGCGCTTACCTGTAGTCATGGCTTCGAGTGCCCGCTCGCACTTGACCGCAACCTGCGCCCCATCCGCGACAACCCCGGCGAAGACGAAATGCTCTCCATCGCCAGAAAGAACGCCCACGACTCCGCCATCACGGAGCAGCAGGAGCGGCTGACGCGGTTGCTTGAAGAGGTGCCGAAGCAATGATCGTCACGCAAGCCCTGATCGCAGTCTGCGGCGTGGCTGCTGTCGCTCTCAGCCAGGACCGCCGCGAGAACTGGCGCCGCTGGTCCTGCATCTTCGGCCTCGCGGGTCAGCCGGCGTGGCTTGTGGAGACCATCAGCGCCCACCAGTGGGGCATTGCCGCCCTGTGCATCGTCTACACGTGGAGCTGGGGTAGGGGGCTGCGATTCTACTGGAATCGGCCAAGAGCGACCCGGCTAAGGCTGGGCGGATTCGGAAGGTGAGCAAGTTGTGACTGCCCGCTCCCGCAAGCGCCAGCCGTCGCCGATCGACCCGCTCGACCTCGACGCACTCAAGGCCGCAGGGCTGAACTCGGCCGAGGAATCAGCAAGGCTACTGGCGGAACACCAGAAGCGCGAGCGGATCGCGCTGGAGATCGAGTTGCAGCGGAAGAAGAGGATGGGGGAGCAATGACCAAGAAGGTCGACGCCTGGATGCCGCTTGTCGTGGACAAGTACCTGGGCGACACCACGCACCTCACGACCGAGCAGCACGGCGCATATCTGCTGCTGTTGATGGCCATGTGGAAGAAGGGTGGTCGCCTGCAGGATGTCGATGCGCAACTAGCACAGATCGTGCGCCTGCCTATGGCGCGTTGGAAGCAGGCCATTCGACCCGTTCTCGTCGATGACTGTCTGCTCAAAGCAGAGGGCGGCTGGATCACTCAGAAGAGATTGGCAGCCGAACTTGAGCGAGCCCAAAAGCACAGCGCGGCCAAGGCTGAAGCTGGTTCTCGCGGGGCGGCAAAGCGATGGCAAAAGGATGGCACAGCCATAGCACAGCCATTAGCAGACGAGTCGCGGACGCCATCGCAAACGGGTGCACCCATACCCATACCTTCTCCTATGCATCCTTCGGATGCACCGGAGAACTTAGCCCCTAACGGGGCTTCGTCGCCAGCGGCTTCGCCTCTGCCGAACTGCCCCCACGACGAGATCGTGGCCCTGTACCACGAGCGACTTCCCGACCTCCCCAAGGTCAAGCTGATGTCCGACAAGCGCAAAGACGCGATACGGAAGTTCTGGCGCTGGATTCTCACCAGCACCAAGAGCGACGGTACACGCCGCGCTACCGGCAAGGACCAGGCTCTGACGTGGATCGGCGGTTACTTTGGGCGGGCCAGCGAGAACGATTGGCTCATGGGGCGAACAGCGCGCACTGGCGAGCACGCCAACTGGCAATGCGACATCGACTTCCTCGTGAGCGAGCGCGGGTTGAAGCAAGTCATCGAGAAGACGAGGGAGCCCGCATGACCCCCGAGACCGAAGAAGTCGCCCGCCTGCGCATCCCGCCTCACTCGCTGGAGGCGGAGCAGAGCATCCTCGGCGGTCTGATGCTGGACAACCGGGCCTGGGATCGGGTCGGCGATCTTCTGTCCGAAGCCGACTTCTACCGGCATGAGCATCGGGCCGTTTTCGCGGCTATCGGCCGGCTGATCGTGGCCAACAAGCCGGCGGACGTACTGACGGTGTACGACGCGCTGGGTCCAAAGGCGCACGAGATCGGCGACCTGGCCTACCTCAACGCCCTAGCGCAGTCGGTGCCAAGCGCAGCCAACATCCGCCGCTACGCCGAGATCGTGCGCGAGCGCTCCCAGCGCCGGGCGATGATTTCGGCTGCCGACGAGATCGCCACTGCGGCCTGGAAGACTGACGAGGACATCGGCGCGCAGATGGACCGCGCGGCCGAGTCCTTCATGGCCATGCAGCGCCGGCAGGTGCGCAAGGCTCCGCGCGCGCTGTCCGATGTCGTTGTGGCGGCCATTGACCGCTACCAGGCGTTGCAGGAGGGCACCGGCCCCACCGGATGGCCCATCGGCATCGGCTCGCTGGATCGCGTGCTCAACGGTGGCCTGCGCCCCGGCAAGGTCTACGGCATCGCGGCGCGGCCGAGCGTTGGCAAGAGTTCGCTTGCTCGCGCGTTTGGCCTCACGACAGCGGCCAATGGCCTGCCCACGCTTCTCCTGAGCCAGGAAATGCCGGTGGACGAAGTGGCCGATTGCGCAGTCGCCTACCTTGGCTACGTCAACGGCGCCAACCTCCAAAGCGGGAAGTTGGAGCCCGAGGACTGGAGCCGCGTCTGCGATGCCGCCGAGAGCGCGCGCAACCTGCCGCTGTACATCGATGACGAGGGCGCGCTGACGATCAACGACATCCGCGTCAAGGCTCGTATGGTCAGGGGCCTCAAGGTCTTGATCCTCGACTACCTGCAGCTGACCAGCAGCGCGCTCAAGGACGCGAACCGCAACAACCAGATCGAGGAAGTGTCGCGCGGGCTCAAGGCGCTGGCCATGAGCATGGAATGCGCTGTGGTGGTGCTCTCCCAGCTCAACCGTGAAGTGGAGAAGCGCCGCGACAAAGAGCCTGTCCTGGGTGATCTTCGCGACTCCGGGGCAATCGAGCAAGACCTAGACGTTGCCATCCTCCTGTGGACCGTCAAGGAGCGCGAAGACGGCAACCGCATTGTCGGTTGCAAGGTGGACAAGCACCGCGGCGGCCCGAAAGGGCGGTTCGCCCTTGAGTTCCATCCCGCTGTCTACCGCTGGTACGAAAGCACTGCTTCGGTCGATCCAACCCGCACCGAGTCATACAAGCGCGGAGGGTTCGACGAATGACCACCGCCCAACGCTTCATCCTCGCCCACGACATCGCGCGCTCTCGCGCCGCACGTGCCGTTGAGCAGGCGCCGGCCGGCTACGTGGTCGAAGTGAAAGAGCCGACACGCACGCTGGAGCAGAACTCGGCGCAGTGGCCCTACCTTGACGCCTTCAGCAAGCAACTTACTTGGCCCGTGAATGGCGAGAAGGTTCGCATGACGCCCGAGGAGTGGAAGGACGTGCTCACGGCGGCGTTCCAAGGCGAGACAGTCAGGCTTGCGATGGGGCTCAATGGCGGCGTTGTGATGTTGGGGTTGCGCACCTCGAAGATGGGTAAGCGCAGGTTCTCTGAGTGGATGGAGTTTCTGAAGGCGACGGCGGCGCTTCTTGGCGTGACGGTTTATCCGGATGAGGTGCCCGCATGAAGCGCTCCGCCCCTCTCCGCCGCTCCGATGGCACAGCCAAAGCCTCAGTGCCAGTCCCTCGCACCAAAAAGTGCAAGGCCTGCCGCGAGCCCTTCGTGGCGCTTCGGCCGCTGCATTCGGCTTGCTCACCTGCGTGCGCCTATGCACTAGCCTCCAAGTTGCGCGAGAAACGCGAGCGAGCCGAGAACGCCGCGCGCCGCGAGAAGCTGAAGACCCGTCGCGACTACATCCGCGAGGCGCAGCAGGCGGTGAACAAGTACATCCGACTGCGGGACTTCGGCATGCCCTGCATTTCCTGCGGCGCCACGCCCGAGCAGAAGCGCGGGGGGACGATGGACGCAGGGCATTTCCGGAGTGTTGGCAGCGCGCCTCACACCCGCTTCTACACCCTCAACATCCACGCCCAATGCTCACGCTGCAACCAGCATTTGGGCGGCAACGCTGTGGAGTATCGGCGCGGCCTGGTCGCTCGCCTGGGCCTCGCCAAGGTCGAAGCCATCGAGGCCATGCAGGGATCTCCCAAGTGGTCGATCGACTACCTCAAGCGGCTGAAGAAGATCGCGCTGAAGAAGGCGCGGCGGATCGAGAAACGTCTGAAGGAGCAAACCTGATGGCAAAGAAATCCTATACCGGCCTGTTGGCCCGCATCCGCGGCCTCGCGTCGCGCCCTGAAGGCGTGAGCTACGCCGAAGCCCGGGAGCAGGGCATCACGACACGCCAGTTGGCGCAGAACGGCCGCCGGATGGTGCATGAGGGCGAGTTGATCGCCATCGGCTACCGGCACTATCGGCGGTACTTCAGCCATGCCGAGGATGCGCAACGCTACGAGGTGAAGCTATCGCAGCTCAGGGCACAGCAGGCGGCACCGAAGCCAAAGCCTGTCAAGCCACCCGAGCCAGCAAAGCCGGCATCACCATGGCGTGTCCAGAGTCCGGCCAAGAAACCCGAAGCAGAGGCTGCGCCAGTTCGCATCGCTGCACCAAAGGTTCCCTTCAAGGACATGCAGCCGATCGTTCCCGCCCACGTCAAGGTGCAGACGATCCCGAGCCCCGCTCACTTTGGGCCGGCGGCGAGGCTGGCTTACGCATGCGCGCCCAAAACGCTGCGGCCCTTGAAGGTGGGAAAGGAAATCTGATGTCAGCCTGGCGCCTCTTGGTGAAGAACCTCTATGGACTCGGCCGACCGGCAACCCTGCGTGAGTTCGACGAGGTGAGCTATTCGCGCGGAGCGGTGAAGGCCGGCATCCAAGATGCAAAGGCGCTCGGCCTTCTGCGGACGATCGACCGTCAGCGGTTCGAGGCGGTCTACGAGCTGACAGAGCGCGGCAGGGCGCTTTGTGAGGGGCGGTTGACCGTCTATCGCGGCCAGCATCCCAACGACCGCAACTCGCGCACGCGGACGTTCGCAGTCTGCGCGACGTGGCTGCTGAGTTTCCCGGGGAGCATGTCATGAGTGACGAGAAAGACACCAACCCCAAAGACGCCATCGGGATCGGTGACCTAGAGAGCACCAAGAGAGGCTCCGGTGCCCGTTTCAACAGCGGCAAACCGCCGATCGAACTGATCCCATTTGCGGCCATAGCGGCGGCATTTCGAGGCCCCTGGGTACGAGAGCAGGAACTGGCGTGCATCGCTGCGCTGGATGCGCTCGGACGCTGGCAAGCGGGGGGCGGCGTTGAATGCTTGACCGAAGCGCTCCAAGCGCTCGGACATGACGGCTGGGCCGAATGTGCCGAGGTCTTCGACTACGGGCGCCGTAAGTACGCAGCGTGGAACTGGGCCAAAGGCATGCCCTGGTCGGCGCCTCTCGCTTGCGCCGGGCGACACCTCCTGAAGATGCTTCGCGGGGAAATGACGGACCAGGAGAGCGGTAAGCCGCATCGAGGTCATGTCTTTTGCAATGTCGTGATGCTCATTACGTACTCACACACCTACACGGAGGGCGATGACCGACCGCCGACTGGGCTTCTGGGGAACGCCACATGAACACACTGACCATTTTCGGCGCAGCGTCGATGCTCTTCGTCGCCGCTTTCACTTGGGCGCAGTACCGCGACAACACCGGCCCGGGTCAGACGCCACGCGGCGCGATCGTGGAGGCCTGGATGAACATCGCCATCGGCTTCACGATCAACTGGCTCGCCAACCTCGTACTCATCCCGCTTATGTCTCCTGGCGGGCACATGACGCTGGCGGCCAACTTCTGGGGCGGCTGGATCTACACGTCAATCTCCATCCTCCGGCAGTTCGCCATTCGGCGCTGGTGGAACACGCGGATTCACGCTCTCGCGCAAAGGATGGCGCGATGACCGCCGATCAAGTTCAGGCCGGCCGCTTCATCCTTCTCCCTAGCGGCCGGCCCGTCGAAATCGTGCGCCGAGTCGGAGAAGCCTGCGAGTGCAGGTATCTCGGGACGCAGGACTACTGTGACCTGAGAGTTGACTGGGTTCGCAGGTATTGCAAGCCCTATGCGGTCAACCAGCGTGGAGGAAAGTGAAAGCGCCCCGGCGTGAACCGAGGCGCGGGGCTTGAGTGGCAAGCGGGGTGGTAGCCGCTATTGTCCTACGTTGGAGCAGTCATGCCAATAGAAGCCCCGCCGACCGTTGAAGAGCGCTACACCCGGGCGATCCATTCGCCCCGCCTTGTCGTCTCGGCGCGAGAGCGCACGGACGTGGACATGCTGATGGCAGCGGGATGGGTAGCAAGATGCTGCAACGATTCGGGAGACCCTGAGACAATCCCATTCGTGGCGCGCAGGACTCGGCTCGCAGTCGCCCTCTACCGCCTGGCCTCGGAGTTCGACTCGGTACGACAGGAGATGCGCGAAGTCCTCAGCGCTACCGAGTTCGCGCTGGCCCTGATGCGCTTGAAGACGCTGCGGGAGACTCGCGAGAGCCTGGGCGCCTACGCCAGCATTCAGGCGACAAAGCAGCGCTTCATGCAGCCCGACACCAAGGTCATGCCGTTGATGGGCCAAGTCCTGAGCGCTTGGCTGGACCCGAACTGCCACAAGTGTGAGGGGAGGGGGACACTCGGCGGCTACGGATCGCCGCAAGTGGTATGCCGGGCATGCAGCGGGACGAAGCTGCGCCTACGGGACAAGCAGGGCACGCTCAGGATCGGACTCGACGGAGAGCAGAAGCGCTTTGCAGCGCACATGCTGGCCGAGATGGATCGGTTGGTGGCCGAGGTGGAGCAGGCGATGAAGCGAGTGTTGCGCCAATGATTTGGATTTGCGTGATAAAAAGAATTGCATGACGCCTATTGAGAAGCGCGTGTTGCCAAAGTATCATTCTCCATGCGTGGTGTAGGTAACGGTTACTTCTCTTGGAATGAAAAAGCCCGTTGCCGCTTGTTCCCGCAGTGTTTGGGTGGTGTAGGTTTCGGTTACTTCGCCTGCTAAGCGAGAGGTCGCTGGTTCGAATCCAGCTGGTCGCAAGACCATAGCTCAGTGGTTAGAGCGCTTACGTTCCGAGGCCGTCTGTTCCCCCGCTCTACTGAGAGAAGGCCACGCATGTCGTGGCCTTTTCCTTTTGGAGCACCGCATGCGTCTCAATGTTGCGCCCCCGACCATCCGCGCCCAGGAGGGCGGCGTCGCGTCTCACCTCTCCCCAATCGACCAACTCAAGCGCACCGTCCTCGCGTGCCTACTGTGGGAGTCTGGATTCTATGAATCGGGCGAACAGGTTGCTGACCGCATCAAGCGGCTGGTGCCGCTGTGCTCACCGCATGACGTGGCTGCCTTGGCAGTCGAAGCGCGCGAGAAGCAGCGTTTGCGCCATGCTCCCCTTAAGCTAGTCCGCGAGCTAGCGCGCGACTCCAAGCGTTGCCCTGAAGGGCTGGTGGCTGACACGTTGGCACGGGTGATCCAACGCGCCGACGAACTGCCTGAGTTCTTGGCAATGTATTGGAACGGCGACGGCAAGAAGCCCATCGCCAAGCAAGTGAAGAAGGGCTTGGCGCGCGCGTTCCAGAAGTTCGATGAATATCAGCTCGCGAAGTACAACCGCGATAACGCGATCAAGTTGCGCGATGTGCTTTTCATGGTACATGCCAAACCCCGCGACGAGGCCCAGGCTGCGCTGTGGAAGCGGCTCGTGGACGGCCAACTCGCCGAACCTGATACGTGGGAGGTGGCGTTGTCTGCTGGCTCCGATAAGAAGGAAACCTTTGAGCGCCTGATCCGCGAAGGCAAGTTGGGCTACATGGCCCTGCTTCGCAACCTGCGCAACATGCAGGCGGCCGAGGTCGATTCGGCGCTGGTGTTCAAAGCGCTTGCAGACGGCGCGGAGAAGGCCAAGGCGCTCCCGTTCCGCTATGTCGCGGCGGCTCGCGCTGTCCCGGCGTGGGAGGGTGCGATCGACCAGGCGATGCAGGCATCCATGCAGGGGATGGATCGCCTGCTGGGCTCTACGGTCGTGCTGGTAGACGTATCGGGCTCGATGAACACGAAGCTGTCGGAGAAGTCGGATCTGACGCGCATGGACGCCGCCGCCGCATTGGCCGTGCTGGTGCGCGGGATCGCCACTGAATGCCGCGTGTTCACGTTCTCCAATGCCGTGGCAGAAGTGCCGCCGCGCTCTGGCATGGCGTTGATGGACGCGGTAATTCGCTCGCAACCGCATGGAGGGACGTACCTCGGCGGGGCGTTGGAAGCGCTGAAGACGCAGGCCAAGGTTCGCGCGGATCGTCTCATCATCATCACTGATGAGCAGTCAGCGGACTCTGTCGGCGGTCCGATTGGCCGGGGCTACATCATCAACGTCGCGACAAATCAGAACGGCGTAGGTTATGGCGACTGGACCCACATCAATGGATTCTCGGAGGCCGTGGTGCAGTACATTTCCGCCGCTGAAGGGGCCTTGCATGCCGCGCCCAATCTGTGATAATAGAGCCACGCTCAGCTTGATTCGTTCCGCTGAGTGAATTCGTCGGCCCGGCGGCCGAGCTACCCGAGCGAGATCGGGCCTGCAGTTGATCCGCCGGTGTTGTCGAAACGATTTCGTTCCGCTCGCCTTCCCCTTCCAGGAATCGCGGCGAAGGAACAACCAAGGCGCTCCGAGTGGGCGCCTTTTTCTTTGGGCGCGCACTCCACGCCGCCCGCCCCGTGTTGCCACACGGGGCTCAAGGCTATGAAGGTTGCCCCGCCTGTCTGGAATGAAAGGGGTAACGCCGGGAGTCAGGCCTGCTCCAGCTATGCAGAACGGTGCATAGCGATAAACCAGCTCACGACGCACACACGCACGCGACCACGGCACGCCGAAAGGCGGACGGTGGGGCGGACGCTTGGCCCCACGATACGGGGCGCTGGATATACGGCCCCGAATTCCTCTGGATTGGCAGCATCACAGCCCGGTAGCTCGGGAAGCTGCCCACCCGCCCAAGCAGTGGGGGTGCGGAGGAACACGGGCCACGGTTTCTCCCTTGATGGTACTGCTCGGTACCAAATAGAATTCAAACATTGATCGGTTGGCAAGCCGGTCAAGGAATCCGGCTCCGTTCGGCCGGCTGGGGCGGCAGTCTCCGCCCACCTACACAAGCCCCTCGCTGGAAACGGCTCAGGGGCTTTGCTCATTTGGGCAACAAACTGCCCAAGCCGAATGCCCAGCCGCCAGTCCTCGCAGTTGCCAAGCTACCCTGATCGGTGGGACCGTTGACGGCTGGGCTCCTAACGATCCGCCGACTGCGGCCCGGCCCCGCAGTGTCTCAGTAGTGATCTGTCGAAAGTCAGGACACACCGAGCGAAATGTCAACGCTGCCTCATGCGAGCGGCGGCCGAACCCAAGCGCCTCACCCATAGCCCGCCCAGGCATCACCCTCCAGCGCTCGACAGAGCCATGACGCCCAACGGCCAGCTGAGGCCCGCTCCAGCCGGAGAAGCGCCCGGGGCATCCCAGGCGCGGTGAGCGCAAGAACGCCGGCAGCCAGCGACGCGAGTGAACGCGCGGGCCGAGACCTCCCCTCGGTTCCCGGCGGGCGCTGGCACCACCTATACCCGGAAGGGTCAAGAGATGACGTTCCAAACCGACCGCTTCGATTCTTCCGGCAACAAGCTGGTAAGTTTGGGCTCTCTGTTGTCTGGCGAGAACCAGCAGTTCGCGCGTCTGTTCGGGGGTGCGGCCTCCGGATATTCGCGGCTTACCGCAAGCGGCCAAGTCGGAAGCGGCCCGCGGCTGGTCTACGGCTTCAAGGTGATCGCGGCGGGGAGCTCCGGTAACTTCGTCGCCTATGACGCAACCTCGGCGTTGGCTGGCAACGAGATCACTGAGACGATCGCCTTCGGCTCGCTGACGGCTGGCCAAGTCATTGCGGTGGGGCCAGCTGGCTATGGTTTGCTGACGAACGTTGCCCTGTACTGCACGATCCCGACCGGTGCCGTCATCCAGGCCCTGTGCATCTGAGGCTCGGCGATGACCACTTGGTATCTCGACTACGTAAACGGGCTGGATACCAACAACGGCACCAGTTCGGCCACGCCGAAGCAAAACGTCTCGGCCCTGACGCTCACGAGCGGGGATACGGTGCTTTTTGCTGCCGGCATCACGCACGTGCTGTCGAACGTGTGGAACATACCGGCGGCCAACATCACAGTCAGTGCTTACGGGCTTGTCCAGAACAAGCCAGTCATCACCCATTCGGTTGCGAACGCCTACGTCGTCACGTCGATCAACCGCAACAACACGAACATCAGCTACCTGAAGCTGTACGCGCCAGCCAGTACGACCAATCGGCCATCGTTCCTCTACTACAACTCCAGCGTCGCCAACGCGGTCTTCACGATGTCGAACTGCGACCTCGTGGGAGACGATGGCGCGATGCTGGTGAACTTCCTCACTTCGCAGTCGTCGGCGATATGGACTAACTGCACGTTCTCAGCGGCCAGGGCGGTCAACGCCTCATTCGGCGGCTCCGGTGCGGTTTTCATGCAAACGCAGACCGGCTCGGCCTTTACGGTCTCCGGCCTCAAGTTCGACACCTGCACGTTCAACAACAATCCGGGCCGCGGTCTTCAGATCGTGTCGGGCTTGAGCACCGATGCCGTCGGCGTGGGTGGCCGCTACCTCATGCCCACGATCCAGAACTGCCAGTTCAACTACAACGGATCGACCGGCCTGTGGATGAACATCCAGCGCAACGGCACGACGCTGTACGACCTGAGCGCCCGCGGCTTCGACGGGATCCTGGTCTACAACAACCAGGCGATCGGCAACGCCAACTTCGGCATGAGCATCGGGCCGACATGGGACAACGCGATGGCTGGCGTGCCGTCGCGTCAGAGCGTGGTCCGCGGCAACTCGATCGCCTACAACTGCGCATCCGGCACGACCGGCAACCTGCAACTCAACGGATGCTTCGGCATCCTCGTTGAACTGAACGTCGTCACGGGCGCTAAGGGCACGGGAACATTCGACGGCTGCAACATCTTCCTGGACATCATGGATGCGGCTTCGCCGGCCTCATTCGTGGGGTGCAGCAATTGCACCGTGAGGGCCAACACCAGCGTCGGCGCCAACACCTTCGGGGCGACCTATGCCTCTTGGGTCGCGACAGCAGGCGTGGACAACTCCACCAATCCGCCTTCCAGCGGGGTGCGCATCCTGCGCGGCCACGGGAACCTGGTGGAGCACAACCTGCTGATAGGCAACGGCTGCGGCGTCGGGCTCGACAAGGCCATCGACAACATCGTCCAGTTCAACACCATCGTGGCCAACGGCATCGGCATCTATGAGGGTGTCGGTGCTGCGACGCGCAACAACCTGCACCGTAACAACATCCTGCTGAACAACAACCGCGACCTCTGGGGCATGTACAGCGGCGGAGGCGCGGGGATCGCAGCGATGGCGTCGATCAACGCCGCGGTCACGCTTAGCCAGGCGACGCCTGGGCAGAACGTCACGGTCTCCGCCACTGGTGCCTTCTCTGGTACCTACACCTCGAATTACGCGATTCGCGAGGTCAGCGATACCAACGGCACGAAGGGTTACGCCATCGTGCAGTCGAAGACCGACAGCAATACGCTGGTCGTCACGATCCTGCGCGCCTTCACATCCACCTCGTTCATCTCTGGGCAACTGAGCATCGGGTCGGCGGAGGCCTTCACCATCAACACGCCGGACTACAACTGCCGGTATGGGGCCACCGACACCAGCCTGACGAGTTTCTCGGCTGGCGCTCACGACATCACAGTCGACCCCGGGATTGACCTCACGACCTACATCCCCAAGTCCAGCAGTTCGGCTTGTGTAGGGGTCGGTACGCACGCGGGCTATCGGCGCGACTTTGCTGGCCGCCAGCGATGGAACCCCCCGAGCATGGGCGCCTACGAGGCGATCCGCGCTCGCACCGCCCGACAGTGACCATGAATCCCGAGACGATCACCGTCCGCCTGACGATGCGCTGGTGGGTTCGCCCGCTCGTGGTCTGTGCTGCGGTCGTCTGGCCGTTTCTGGGGCTCAAGGAAGAGAGCCTGTCGCGGTTCATCGCCCGGCGCGGGTTCAGGGTGGAGCGGTGAGCGGCAAGAAGGCGCAGACCGACTGGGAGCGAATCGAGCTCGATTACCGCGCTGGGGTGCTGTCGGTCCGTGAGATTGCCGCCGCCAGCGGGGTTTCCCACACCGCCATCCAGAAGCGGGCCAAGGCCCAAGGCTGGGAGCGCGACCTAGCCGGGAAGATTCGCGCCAAGGCTGAAGCACTAGTTGCCAAAGCCGAAGTTGCCAATCGAGTTGCCACGGAAACCTCGGCAACCGAGAGGGAAGTCATTGAGGCGAATGCCGCACGGATTGCCCAGATCCGCGGAGAGCACCGGGCAGATATTCGCCGCGGCCGAAACCTCGTTTTGAACCTGCTGGCCGAATTGGAGGCCCAGACAGGTGCCATCGCCGATTTCGAGGCGCTGGCCGAAATGCTTCGCGCCCCGGATGACTCCGGCGTCGACAAACTCAACGATCTGTACCGCAAGGTCATCAGTCTCCCCAGCCGGGTGGACACAGCCAAGAAGCTCTCCGAGGCGCTCAAGAACCTGATCGGACTGGAGCGAGAGGCATACAGCATCGCATCCGAGCCAACCAAGATCGACCTGACCACGAAGGGCGAGGGCCGAAAGCTGCAGGACATGACGGATGACGAACTCCTCGCCATCGCAACGGGCGGCGCTGGAGCTGCTGATCCGGCGCAGGGCGCGGGATAGCATCCTCGACTACGCCAACGCGATCGACATTCCAGGCGCACCGGCCACCGACGATCCCGACACGGAGTTCTTCAAGCCAGTCGAAACCAAGCTGGCGGCGCATCATCGGCTGTTCCTGACAGCGATTGAGGAGACGAGCCGGACCCCGCACGGGCGGCTGATGATCTTTGCGCCGCCGGGGTCGGCGAAGTCCAGCTATGCCTCGGTGGTGTTCCCATCGAAGTACCTCGGGCAGGAAGCCGACCGGCGCCTGATCCTGGCGAGCTACGGCGACGACCTAGCGCGCAAGATGGGCCGCCGAGTGCGCTCGATCGTGAAGCAGGCTCGCTACCGCGGCATCTTCAGCGCGGAGCTGACCGCTGAGTCTGCGGCGGCGCAGGAATTCAGCCTGACCAACGGGTCGGAGTTCATGGCTGCCGGCATCCTCTCCGGGATCACCGGCAACCGGGCCCACGGGATCATCATCGACGACCCGGTGAAGGGAAGAGAGCAGGCGAACAGCGAAGCGGTCTCAGAGAAAACTTGGTCGGCCTACAACGACGACCTGAAGACCCGCCTGATCCCGGGCGGGTGGGTCGTGCTGATCCAGACCCGATGGAGCGAGAAGGATCTGGCGGGGCGCATCCTGCCGGCCGGTTGGAAAGGCGAGTCGGGCGTGTTTCGATGCCAGGACGGCCAAGACTGGCGGGTCTTGTGTTTGCAGGCCCGCTGCGATACCGACTCCGATCCGCTGGGGCGCGCGAGGGGCGAATACCTCTGGCCCGAGTGGTTCGATCGCAAGCACTGGGCACAGTTCGAAGACAACCCGCGGACCTGGGCGTCGCTGTATCAGCAGCTGCCTTCACCGCTAAGCGGCGACCTTTTCAAGCCGGACCGTATTCAGGTCATCGACGCCCTGCCCGCAGACGCGCACGACTTCACCCGCGGCTGGGATTTGGCGTCGATCGCTGGTGGTGGCGACTGGACGGCTGGCGCCAAGATCGGCCGCCTCGCCGATGGTCGGTTCGTCATCGCCGACATGGTTCGAGTCCAAGAGGGGCCGGATGAGCGCGACGCCACGATGGTGGCGACGGCAAGCAGAGACGGGCGCTCGACCAAGATCAGCATCCCGCAAGACCCCGGGCAGGCCGGCAAGACGCAGATCGCCTACCTGACCCGAAAGCTCCAGGGCTATCGCGTCAAGGCGACGCCCGAAACCGGCGACAAGGTGACGCGCGCCGAGCCGTTCGCGGCGCAAGTGAACGTCGGAAACGTTGTGATGGTCCGCGGGGCCTGGAACGACGCCCTTATCAACGAAATGCGCGTGTTCCCGAACGGAAGCAACGACGACCAGATCGACGCCTGTAGCAGAACGTTTGCCGAACTGATCGAGAAGCGCAAATCATTCTTGGCGTACTGACCCATGCCCCTCTGGACCTTCAATCGCAAACCGCAGCCGGCACCGCAGCCGCAAGAGCGGCCGGCGGCGGGGTTCTTCTCGACGCACCAAGGGACGCCTGAACAGGAGCGGCGCCCGAACCGCATGGAGATGGCAGGCGCTGCCATGCGTGCATCGCTGCCGAAAGAGACGACCGCAGGCGCTCAGGACGATTCAAGCGCCGACTTCAGCCTCAAGCTGACCTCGCCGCCGAACTGCGCCGTCAACCCGGCGATCATGGACTGGTACGCCTCGCAGGGCTTCATCGGCTGGCAGGCATGCGCCGTCCTGATGCAGAACTGGCTGATCGACAAGGCGATCACCATGCCGGCCCGGGACGCGACCCGCAACGGCTGGGACAACGTGCGCGTCGATGGGGAAGAACTCGACGACGAGCATGCGAAGCTGCTGAAGAAGTTCGACAAGAAGTACCGCATCAAGTGGCACGCGGAGCAGTTCGTGCGCCTCGGCCGCGCCTTCGGCCTGCGCCTGGCGCTGTTCAAGGTCGAATCGACGGACCCGAACTACTACACCAATCCGTTCAACCCGGACGGAGTGACCGAGGGCACCTACAAGGGCATCGCGCAGATCGATCCCTACTGGTGCGCCCCGCTGCTCGAAGCCGCGGCTACCGGCGACCCTGGCAACATCCACTTCTACGAGCCGACCTATTGGATCATCGGCGGCCGGAAGGTCCACCGCTCGCACCTGTGCATCTTCCGCAGTTCCGAGCCGCCGGACATCCTCAAGCCGATGTACATGTACGGCGGGGTGCCGGTGACGCAGCTCATCATGGAGCGGGTCTACGCGGCCGAGCGGGTGGCGAACGAAGCCCCGCTGCTGGCGCAGTCCAAGCGCACGACCGTCTGGCTGACCGACCTCGCCACGATGCAACTCGGCGGCGCCCAGGCGCAGAACGCCATCCAGAACTGGGTGAACTACCGCGACAACCACGGCATCAAGCTCGGCGACAAGGAAGCCGACGAGTTCCAGCAGTTCGAGACCTCGCTGGCCGACCTCGATAGCGTGGTGATGACGCAGTACCAGCTGGTTGCTGCGGCGGCCGGCGTGCCGGCGACCAAGCTCCTGGGAACGTCGCCCAAGGGCTTCAACGCAACCGGCGAGTACGAAGAGGCGAGCTACCACGAGGTGCTGGAGTCGATCCAAGAGCACGATCTGACTCCTCTGCTGGAGCGGCACCACCTCCTGACACTGCGCAGCGCCGGCATCAAGGACGTGGAGACTACGGTTTCGTGGCGTCCGTTGGATGCGCCGACCGCTGCCGAGGTGGCCGAGACGAACCTGAAGAAGGCGCAGGTAGACGCGGCGCTGGCCCAGGCCGGCGCAATCGACGGCGAGGACATTCGCCGCCGCTTGGCGACCGACCCCGACTCCGGCTACGCCCAACTGGGCGCGGCCACCTCCGAACTTGCAGACCTCGGCTTGAGCGATGAAGGCATCGAAGCAGCGCAAGCCATCGGCATCGGCTGAGAAAGGGATTGTTGGCGCGCCCCTGATGCCCAATGCCTCGATCGGCGTGAAGTACGCCGAAGAGGTTCAGGCGCTCATCAAGAGGATGGCCCTGGAGGCACAGGCCGAATTGAAGGCGATGTTCACGGCGCCCGGCTATGCGCTGGACGAGCCGAGCTACCGCAACATCCGCGAAGGCAGCCCGGCGGCACGCGCGCGGATCATCATCAACAAGCTGCTGAAGAAGTACCAGCCGCTGTTTGATGACGTGGCCGAGAGCGCGACGGCGCGGATGATCCGGCGCACGATCAAGCACGTTGATGTCACGGCATCCATGAGCCTCAAGGAGATGTCCGAGGCGTTCGTGCTCAAAGACTTCTGGTCCCCGCGGCTGCAAGAGATCGTCGCTGCCAGCACCAACGAGGCGGCGCAGCTCATCAAGACGCTGCCACAGACCTTCCTTGCAAAGGTGCAGGGCGAGACGATGCGCTCTATTGTGAGCGGTCGGGGGCTAGCGGATCTGACGCCGTTCCTCGAGAAGGCGTACCAGGGCGCGAAGTTCAAGGCCCGCGTGGTGGCGCTCGACCAGACGCGCAAGGCGTACAGCGCACTTTCGTCGCAACGGATGCAGGACGCGGGCGTCAAGGAATTCCAGTGGCGCCATTCGGGCGGGGGCCACGAGCCGCGCAAGCAGCACCAAGCCTGGAGCGGCAAGACGTTCCGCTACGACGATCCGCCGGTTGACGACAAGTTCGGGCCGGTGCTGCCAGGTGCCGCGATTTCGTGTCGTTGTTATGCCCGGCCCGTGCTGTCGTTTGGAGACGACGAATAAGCGAGCCGCCAAGGTGCCACGAACACCAGGCGGCTCTGACCATGCAACCTTCTGCGGAGGCCGAATGGCTAAAAGGAATGTACCTCAACCCGTCAAAGTGGGCGATAAGTTCGGTCGATGGATAGTTGTTGGCGAAGAAGCAAGGCCCACCAACTATCCAGCAAAGTATTGGCTTTGCCGCTGTGACTGCGGGACAGTGCGAGGAGTCCGCCAGCAAGGGTTGACTTCAGGCACCAGTTCAAGCTGTGGATGTTTCCAAAAGGAAGACTTAGGCAGACGGAAGTTGCGCCACGGATTTGCCGCTGGCGGACTCATCTCGCCCGAGTACCACTCGTGGAATGGCATGCTTGACCGTTGTCGTAACCCGAAGAGCAAGGGGTTCCGCAACTATGGGGCTCGTGGCATCAAAGTCTGCGAAAGGTGGTCGGTATTCGACAACTTCATAGCGGACATGGGGCCTAAGCCGAGCCGAGCGCATTCGCTTGACCGCATAGACGTTAATGGCGACTACGAACCCAGCAATTGCCGCTGGGCGACACACAGTGTCCAGTCCAACAACAAGCGCAATACGGTGTACGTCCAGTTTCGCGGCGAGCGACGGCCCCTAGGCGAGGTTGCACGAGAACACGCCGTTGTTGACCTTGAAATCGTTCGCTGTCGGATTGACCGACAGGGATGGTCGCTTGAGCGCGCACTAGTGACCCCTAAGCAACGCTGAATTTCGGAGACGACGAATGACCGAAGAAACCCAAGCGCTCGAGCAGATCGAGCAGCAGGCCCAGGCGCTCCCCGGCGACACGCTGGCTCAAGTCGAGCAAGTGGCGCAGGAGATCGCCGACGAGGCGAAGGCGCTGATGCCCCAGGCGGCGCCGGCCGACCCAGAGCCCAAGGCCCCTGCTGGCGATGTCGCCGAAGGCCGCTCGCCGGCCCACGACGCCCTGGACCAGATCGACGCCCTCGCCGGCAAGGTGCAAGCCTACGCCGACCAGGGCCACGCGATGCTCGTGACGCGCCAACTGCGCGATCTCGTGGCGCAAGCCCGCGCCGCGCTCTGATCCCCCTTCGACCATGACCCAAGCCCAGCAAACCGCTCGGGCGCGCACAGTCGCGGCCCTACTTCGCAACTGGAAGGCGATGGGCCTCGATCATCTCGTGCAGGGCTCCAGCAAGGAAGCCATCAGCGAGAACATCAAGACCGAGGAAGAGGCGGGCAAGCCGCACGACCAGGCGGTGGCGATTGCGCTGCATGAGGCGAAGGACTCTCCGGCCGTGGAGCCGGAGCAGCCCGCGGAGCCGATCTCCCCAACCGCCGCCGGCATCCTCTACCTCAACGCCGGCCGTGTCCTTCTGGTGATGCGCGGCTCCGACACGCCGGACTACCCGAACACCTGGGCCTTCCCGGGCGGGCACATCGAGCCTGGCGAATCCGCTCTGCTGGCGGCGCTCCGCGAGAGCGCCGAAGAGGTGGGCTTCGCGCCGGAAGCGGCTGAGCCGCTGTGCGTCGAGAACGGCTTCGCCCTGTTCCTGGCGCGCGACGACTTCGTGCCCGCGATCAACGGCGAATCCGCCGGCTATGCCTGGGCGCCCGTTGATGCGCTCCCCGGCCCGCTGCACCCCGGTACTGCTGAAGCCGTCGCGTTGGCCGTCGCCAAGAGCCTCGAAGGCGAGGCGATGGACGAGCGCGCCATCGACACAAACGGCTGGCCCGAGATCAAGGACAACCCGATCAGCAAGGTCGGCATCTTCGACTACCACGGCAGCCAGCTGCGCGGCGCGCCGGACCCGAACCGGATGTATAGGGTCTACCGCCCCGCGGAAGAACTCGGCAGCCAGGGCACGATCGACAGCTTCAAGCTGGTGCCCTGGATCGACAACCACACGATGCTCGGCCGAGAAGAAGACGGCCTCACGCGCCCGGAAGAGAAGGGCGTCCAGGGCGTCATCGGGCAGGACGTGTACTTCGACGCCGAAGACGGCGTGCTGTACGGCAACCTGAAGCTCTTCTCGTCCGCAATGGACAACCTCATCAACGCAGGCAAGCGCGACTTGTCCTGCGGTTACCGCTGCACCTACGACTGGACGCCGGGCACCTGGAACGGCCAAGCCTACGACTGCGTGCAGCGAAACATTCGCGGCAACCACCTCGCCCTCGTCAAGCGCGGGCGGATGGGGCCGGATGTGGCCGTGTTGGATCACAGCGACGCGGACCTTTTCACCTTTTCCTGTGATTCCTCATTCGAGACAACCCACATGGCTGAAAACACCAGCACCACCGCCGCCGAGGGCGGCCCCAGCGGCGGAGCGTCGCTGGAAGACATGCGCGCCGAGTTTGCGCAAGTCGTCAGCAAGATGGACGAGGCCCTTCAGGCCGTCGCCGCGCTGAAGTCCAAGTTCGGCGAGCACGAACAGACCGAAGGCGCCGAAGCCGAGGCGGAAGCCAAGGCGATGGAAGCCGCCAAGGACAAGGAAGCCGGCGGAGGCGAGGCCAAGGAAGCCCCCGCTGCCGCCGCCGAGGCCGCCAAGGCTGAAGAGAAACCCAACGAAGAGAAGAAGGAAGCCGCGATGGACGAAGCCGCGCTGCTGCGCTCTCTGAGCGCCAAGATCGCCGCCCGCGACAAGCTCGCGACCCAACTCGCCAAGCATGTCGGCACGTTCGACTGTTCCGCGATGGACGAAGCCGAGGTGGCCGCCTACGGCTGCACCAAGCTCGGCCTGAAGGTGGACAAGGGCCATGAGAAGACCGCGCTGAGCATCTACCTCGCCACGGCCAAGGCCCCGTCCGAAACCACCGCCAAACCCGCGAGCGCCATGGACGGCGGCAGCTGGCTGGCCAAGCAACGCGCCGCCCTCGGCCGCTGATCCCCAGGAGAACACCATGACCTTCCAGACCTCTGTCAACACCTTCCAAGGGTTCGGCGTCCCGGGCGAAGTGCACACCAGTGCCCCGAGCCGCGCCGAATCGCTGATCGTCAACTCCAACGGTCTCCCCAACACCTATGGCTATGCCGCGGTGAAGGATGCGACGACCAACATCGCCCAGATGGGCAATGCCATCGGCCAAGGCGCCGCCTCGGTCACGGGTTCGATCTCGGGCACGACCTTGACCGTGACCGCGGTCGGTTCCGGCACGCTGCAAGTCGGCATGACGATCTCCGGCACGGGTGTCACCGCCGGCACGAAGATCACTGCCTTTGGCACCGGCACGGGTGGCACCGGCACGTACACGGTCAGCGCGAGCCAGACCGCCTCAAGCACGACCATCACCGGCTCGGGCAACCCGCTGGTCTTCGCCGGCCTGATGGCCAACCCGAAGGAAGCCACGCTGTGGGGCACCACGAGCGGCACGCTGGCGCCGACCCTCGTGATCCCCGACCAGTCCCAAGCCGACTTCCTGACGATGGGCGACATCGTGGTCAAGGTGACGACCGCCTGCAACATCGGCGACTACCTGGCCTACAACGTGTCGACTGGCGCGCTGTCCACCTACGCCCCCGGCGCCTCGGTGCCGAGCGGCTGTCTGCAGGTGCCGAACGCTGTCGTCTACCGCTACCCGATCACCGGCAGCGGCGGCCTCACCGTGGCCCGCCTGACCAACTGACCGAACCCCACCCAATCCTGAAAGGCCCGCCCAGTGCGGGCCTTTTTCATTAGGACACCTGAATCATGAAACTGACCCCCTCCCAAGAGCACTTCAGCGTCAGCGGGCGCGAAGCTGCTGCGCGCCGCCTCGCCGGCAAGTCGCTGTTCGAAATGGCGCCGGACGACGTGCAGAACTACCGTGAGCTGCGCAACGTCGGCCTCGGCCTGGACGAAGCCGCGGTGCAGCGCATGCACTCCTTCGCGATGGACGACGCCCAAGGCGGCGTCTTCACCGCCAGCATCGGCACCCCGGTGCAGTTCCTGCAAGCGTGGCTGCCCGGTCTCGTGCGCGCCGTGTTCAAGGTCCGCAAGATCGACGAACTGATCGGCGTCTCGACCGTGGGCTCCTGGCATGACGAAGAAGTCGTGCAGGGCGCCATCGAGTCGATGGGCGACGCGGTTCCCTACGGCGACTCGACGCCCGTGCCGACCGCCTCGTGGAACATGAACTTCGAGCGCCGCACGGTGGTGCGCGCTGAGAAGGGCTTCCTGGTCGGCAAGCTGGAAGAAGCCCGTGCCGGCGCCATCCGCGTTTCCTCGCAAGCCGAGAAGCGCATCGGTGCTGCGACCGCGCTGGACATCTTCCGCAACAACGTCGGCTTCAGCGGCTACAACTCGGGCGCCGATCGCACCTACGGTTTCCTGAACGACCCGTACCTGCCGTCCTACGTGACCGTCGCCAATGGCGCCACCAGCGGCACCCCGGCCTGGTCGACCAAGACCGCGCTGGACATCATCGCGGACCTGATCGTCGCTTTCCAGACTCTGGAAACGCAGTCGGGCGGCAACATCAACGCCAAGACCGACGAGACGACCCTGGTGCTGCCCACCGGCTGGGACACCTACCTCGGCACTCCGACCACGCTGGGCTTCTCGGCGGCCGGCTGGCTGAAGGACAACTACCCGCGCTGCCGGGTGGAGACCGCTCCCCAACTGCAAGCCGCCAACGGCTCCGCGAACGTGTTCTACCTGTACGCCGACAAGGTGGACAGCGATCCCGAGTCGACCGACGACAGCCGCACGTTCGTGCAGATGGTGCCGGCGCGCTTCCAATCGCTGGGCGTGGAACAGAAGGCCAAGGGCATCCTTGAGGACTTCACCTGCGCGAGCGCTGGCGTGATGGTCAAGCGCCCGTGGGCCGTGGTCCGCTACAGCGGCATCTGACCCCAAGCCATCCCTGACACAAGGCCCGCTTCGGCGGGCTTTTCTGTCTGTGCGCGGCATAGGGTCGCCCCCGAAGACGCCTGATGCCTCCTACGGCGTCGCTGCCGCGCACACCCTGACCCCCCGGAGGAAGGAAGCACCATGCCCCACATCGCATCGACCCTGACCTGCGACAACCGCTACACCGACTATGTGCGCGGCGGCGACAACCGCCCCGTCGAGGAATGGTCTTGCACCATCAAGGGCGGTTACGGCCTGGCGAACAAGAACTTCATCACGCCGGCCGGCGCAGTCCTGACTGAAGTCAGTGACGAAGATCTGGCGCGGCTGCAGAAGAACGTGCACTTCAAGGATCACCTGAAAGGTGGGTTTGTGAAGGTGTACGTGAAGAGCGCGCCGGATGGCGAGAAGGCTGCGGCAGACATGCAGCGCGGCGACAAGTCGCAGCCGCTGAACCCAGCCATGTTCGCCGACAAGAACCCTGACAAGCCCGAGCAGCTGTCGGTCGCGACGCACGCCTGATCGTGGCCACCTTCGATCCCGTCGCGTTTCAGGGTGCGTTCCCTGAGTTCGCCACCACCAGCGCGGCGGCCATCAACATCTGGGCCAGCCTGGTGCAGAACTCGCCGCAGGGCGATTGGTTCACGAACACCGCGACCTCAACCGACCAGATGCTGATCGTGGCGCACGTCGGGCACTTGCTGACCCAGGCGGCGACGGGAACGGGCGGCCCGGGCGGGGCGCTGGTGAGCGCTGGGGAGGGTGGCGTGAATGCCAGCTTCGCGGCGCCTCCGGTGACCACTGCGCTAGAGTACTACCTGTCGGGTTCGACCTACGGCCAGATGCTGCTGGTGAACCTGCGCGCGGCCACGGCCGGCGGCTTCTACATCGGCGGCCTACCGGAGCGTCAGGCCTACCGTAAGGTGGGCGGAGTTTTCAACTAGCTCTCTGTCTTGCCCTTGACCGCCACGTCCTGCAGCGCGCAGACCGCGGCGATCGTCTGGGCGAACTGCTCGATCTCGGCCTTGTCCAGCACCACCGAGGCCATGCACTTCGGGCACCGCACGCCGATGTCGAAATACTCGGCCAGCGTGCGCTCGAAGGCGTAGCTGCATTCCTCGCATTCGAAGGGTAGCAGCTCTTCCAGGATGCGGGAATCCATATGGCCTCTCAAGGTTTCGATGACCTGGTGATCCTCAAGATCGCCAAGCGGATCGACGAGTTTGCCGGAAAGACCGCCCAAGCGGGATTTTTCCCGGGCCAGCAGTATGGCGACGGCACGAACATTGCCTATGTCGCGGCTATCCAGAACTACGGCGACCCCTCGCACAGCATCCCGCCGCGGCCCTTCATGCAGGACGCGGTGAGCAAGAACCGCGAGCAGTGGACACAGGACGCGGCGCGCGGCATCCGGGCGATCGTGCGGGGCTCGGCTCAGGCTGAGCAAGTTCTCTCGCAGCTCGGCGGCGCGATGGAGGGTGACGTGAAGGCCGCCATCGCCGACATGAACAGCCCGGCACTGTCGCCCATCACCGTGATGCTGCGCGGCATGCGCCGCAATGACCCGAGCCTCGTCGTCACCGGCAAGACCGTGGGCGAGGCTGCGGAGCGGGTGAAGGAAGGCAAGACGAACTACGGTGCATCGGCTAAGCCGCTGGTCGATACCGGGGTGATGATGGCTGCAGTGAGCCACAAGGTCGGGGGCGAGTCGTGAACCTGCGCGGCCTGGTCAACGCGGCGATCCAGCGGGTGAACCCGAACATCGCCGGCACCTGGGTGCAGAGCACGGGCGGCTACACCACGAACGCGGATGGGTCGCGCACGCCGACAACGGTCTCTTCGTCAGTGCAGCTTCAGGTGCAGGCGACCTCCGGCAAGGATCTGGCGCACACGGACGGGCTGAACATTCAAGGCGTCATGCGCACCGTCGTCATGTACGGCAACGTGCAAGGCGTAGTGCGTGCCGACCAGCAGGGCGGCGACATCCTGCAGTTCCCGGAAGTGCCGGGCGGCGCGGTGCGCAACTGGCGCGTGGTGTCGGTCATGGAGACTTGGCCGACCTGGGCGCGCGTGATCGTGGCCTTGCAGAACCCCTAAGCCATGCCCATCACGATCTCCCTCACCAGCACGGACGTTTTTACCGCGCTGCGGGCGTTCCTCGTTGCTGTGTTGCCGACCGGGACAGAAATCGTGCAGGCCCAGGACAACGGCGTGCCGATGCCCAAGGGCTCGTTCGTCGCGATGAACAATGCCGGCATCAAGCGGCTGGCAACCAACGTCGACAGCGGCACGCCAGGCACCTCCAATCCAGGCGGCTGGTCCATCACCACGCCGACGCAGTTCACGATGGCGCTGGACTTCTACGGGTCCAACGCCTCGGCGATGGCGATGACAGTGCAGGCTATGTTCCGCGACGAAGCCGGCGTGGCTCTGTTCCCGGCGACCGTGCAACCGCTGTACTGTGATGACCCGATCCAACTTCCGCTCATCACGGCCGAAGAGCAGTGGCTTGAGCGCTGGCGCGTTTCCGCAGTGATGCAGATCGACCCGACCGTCAGCACGACACAGGACTTCGCGACCGCCCTCGACATCGGGCTCAAGGAAGTCGACACGACATTCCCGCCGCAGTAGCGGTCCCGTTTCCAACCCAGCTAGGCGCCTTTGTGGCGCCTTTTTCTTTTGGAGCCCTTGATGGCAACCATCCCAATCGACCAGGTAGTGAAAGTCAACCCGAGCGTGCTGGCCGCTGCCGGCTCGGCGATCGACCTGAACGGCCTGATCCTGACGCAGAGCACCTACGCGCCCATCGGCACGGTGCAGCAGTTCGCCACCCAGGCCGATGTGGCAGCGTATTTCGGCGCATCGAGCACCGAGGCGGCGATGGCGACGATCTACTTCAAGGGTCCGGACAACGCCACCAAGACGCCCGGCGTGCTGCTGTTCGCGCAGTACCCCGAGAGCGCGGTGGCCGGCTACCTGCGCGGCGGCTCGCTGGCGACGATGACCCTCACGCAGTTGCAGGCCCTGTCCGGTACGCTCACGGTCTCGGTGGACGGCACGCCGCACACCTCGAGTTCCATCAGCCTGTCGGCTGCCGCGAGCTTCAGCAACGCCGCGACGATTATCGCTGCCGGATTCACCGGCCTGGGCGCTACGGTGACGTTCGACTCGGTGCATTCGGCTTTCGTCATCACTTCCAGCACAACCGGCACCAGTTCGTCGGTGAGTTTTGCGAGCGGCACTCTGGCCGCTGGGCTGAAGCTGGACAGCGCAGACGGTGCCGTGACCTCGGCCGGCGCGGCAGCCGCATCCCCTGGCACCTTCATGGATGCCCTGATCCTCGTCACGCAGAACTGGGGCCTGTTCACGACGACTTGGGAGCCGGCGACCTCCGAGGGTGAGGCGTTCTCCAGCTGGACCGCAGGCAAGTCGCCGCGCTACGGCTTCGTCGGCATCGACAGTGATCCGAATGCCGAAGTCGCCGGCAACACGACGACCTGGGGCTACTACGTCCAGAGCAACGCGCTGTCCGGCACGGTGCTCATGTTCGGCGACAACACGCATGCCGCCTTCGTGCTGAGCTTCGCGGCCTCGCTGGACTTCAACCGCAAGAACGGTCGCGCCACCCTGGCGTTCAAGTCGCAGACGGGCCTGATCCCGAGCGTGACGAACGCCAGCAACGCCTCGGCCCTGCAACTCAACGGCTACAACTTCTATGGGGCCTACGCCAACGCCAAACAGACCTTCGTCTTCACGACGAACGGCGCGATCTCGGGCGCCTGGAAGTGGCTGGACAGCTACCTCAACCAGATTTGGCTGAACGCCAACCTGCAACTGTCCATCGTCACGCTGCTGACCCAGGTGGGCGCGGTGCCGTACAACGCCAAGGGCTACACGCTCATTGAGGCGGCATGCCTTGACCCGATCCTGGCGGCGGTCAACTTCGGCGCGATCCAGCCCGGCGTGACGCTCTCCGCGTCCCAGGCCGCCCAGGTCAACAACGCCGCTGGCATCGCAATCGACACGGTGCTCTCCACCCGCGGCTGGTATCTGCAGATCGTGCCGGCGACGGCAGCGATCCGCGCGCAGCGGGCGTCGCCTTCGATGACCCTCTGGTACACGGACGGCGGCAGCGTTCAACAAGTGACTCTCGCTTCGATTGAGGTGATGTAACCATGGCCAACCTCTCCATCACCAGCGCCAACGCGATCTTCATGTTGTCAGTCGTTGGCCTGTACGACACCCCGCAGCAGCTTCAAGGCTTCGCGGCCGAGGACATCTTCGACACGCCGGCCATCGCGCCGGCCGAGACGATGATGGGCGTGGACGGCGCGCTGTCCGCAGGCTTCGTCTACGTGCCGATCCAGCAGTCGATCGCGCTCATGGCTGACAGTGCCAGCAACGACCTGTTCGAGCAGTGGTATGCGGCCCAAGTCGCAGTGTCCGAACTCTTCCGCTGCACCGGTGTCATCCGCATCCCCTCGCTGGGCAAGAGCTACCAGATGGCCAACGGCGTGCTGACCAGCTACCCGACCATCGCCGACGCCAAGAAGGTGATGCAGCCGCGGAAGTATGGGATCACGTGGGAGAGCGTGACCGGCGTGCCTATCTAAGGAGCAGTAGATGGCACGCAAAACCGCCACCATCACAATCGACGCCGAGGGGCGCGATCACGGCAAGCAGTTCCTCCTGCGCGAGATGCCCGCCAGCCAGGCCGAGAAGTGGGCCATGCGGGTGTTCTTCGGCATGGCGAAGTCGGGCCTCGAAATCCCGGACCACATCGCTTCGACGGGGTTGGCCGGCATCGCGGCAATCGGCCTCAAGGCCATCGGCGGCCTTTCGTTCGATACCGCCGAGCCGCTGCTGGACGAAATGATGGCGTGCGTGCAGCGCATCCCGAACCCCGCGAAGCCCGACATCGTGCGTCCGCTGGTCGAAGACGACATCGAAGAGATCGGCACGCGGCTGCGGCTGCGCAAGGAAGTCTTCGGGCTGCACGTGGATTTTTCCAAGGCCGGCGCCCTCTTCAGCTCGGCCTCAGCGCCGGCTCCGGCCGAAGATTCGCCGAGCCAGTGAACGTTCCGCGCGCGATTGCTTCGGTGATCGCCGGCAAGTACGCCACCCTGACCGAACTGAGCAGCACGCTGGGCGCTGAAGACCTCTATGACCTCTTGGAGGTGATGGCGGTGGAAGCGCACAACAGCAGCATCGAGGACTGACATGGCAAATGTGATCGACGCGCTGCTCATCACGCTCGGCCTCGATGCGAGCGGCTTCAAAAAGGGCTCCAAGGAAACCCAAGAGGCGCTGAAGAAGACTCGCCAGGAGGCCGACCGCCACACCAAGGAGATGGAAGAGCGGGCCAAGGTCACGGCTGCGGCGTTCGGCAAGATCAAGACCGAGATCCTTGGCATGCTGACGGCTGCGCTCGGAGCAGGCGGCGTGGCTCAGTTCGTCGCCAAGATCACCGAGGGCGACGCGGCGACCGGCCGACTGGCGGCCAACCTGGGGCTCGCCACGAAGAATCTGTCGGCGTGGGAGGGCGTCGCCGGCAAGTTCGGCAGCTCGGCCGCCGACATTGATTCGGCCTTCCGCAACGTCTTCAGCATCGCCCAGGGCATCAAGATGGGGCAGGGCATTCCTGCCTCGTTGGCGTTCCTCTTCAGCAAGTCGGGGCTCGATACCTCGGAATTCGTGAAGCTCGCGCAATCGGGCCGCATCGAAGACATGATGAAGATGCTGCAAAAGGCGGTGGAACTCGCCCCCGACAAGGGGTTGGCGTCCAACCTCCTGCAGCAGGCTGGTTTCAGCGAGCAGACGTTCAACTTCATGCGGGAGATTAACGACCAGCTTGAAAAGCGGCTGGAACTCCAGAAGCAGAACAATGCGGCGAGCGAAGAAGACGCGCAAATCGCCAAGCACCGAAAGCAGGCTTGGAGCGAGTTGTCCGACGCGTTCATTGATGCTGGCCGCCGACTAATAAATTTCCGGTTCACCTGGGCTGAGATGTTCGGGATCAGCAACCAGATCAACGCCTGGAAGCAGTTCGGGCATCTCGTCGCCAACCTCTTCAGCACGGGGGAGGGCGGCACGCGTGCCGGGGGATCGTGGGACGACGCTTCTAGCGCCAACCTGCCGCGAGGCATCCGCAACAACAACCCGGGCAACCTGAATTTCGCTGGGCAGACTGGTGCTTCGCTGGAAGATGGCCCGAACGCTCGCTTTGCGAAGTTCCAGACGATGGCCCAAGGTATCGCGGCGTTGGCCTCGCAGTTGCAGCGCTATGCCGCGCAGGGCGTGGATACGGTGGCGTCGATCATCAGCAAGTATGCCCCGCCGAACGAGAACAACACGGGCGCGTACATCAAGACGGTGAGCAAACGGCTCGGCGTGAATCCGGGTGACCACCTGAACCTGCAAAACATCGAGCAACTGCGGCTGATGATCGCCGCCATCTCGGACATGGAAGTGGGCGTGGGTCGCATCAACGCGGACCAGATCAATGCGGGGCTCGGCCTGAACCGTGCCCGTGCTGGCAACTCCACGGAAGTCCACATCGACCAGGTGACGATCAACACCCAGGCGACGGACGCCAAGGGCATCGCGCGCGACTTCGCGGGCGGGGTGCGTGACAGCTACGCCTTCGCGGCTCACGCAAGCGTCGGAGCGCAGTAATGCCGACCCTCTATCCGGGCATCCCCGCGCTGCGGGTGCCCCCAATCACGGTTCCATCGCTTTCTACCGCGATAGGTGCTGCTGCTGCAGCCAATTCGGTCTCAAGCGCCGCGCCACCAAAGCCGACTTGGGGCATCTATCAGCTTGGTTCGCTTGCGGTCGAGCCTGACACCATCGTCGCCTTCGAATACAAGGCCGAAAGCCGAATCTCCGACTACCCGCAAGAAGAGGGCGCCTTCCAGTCGTACAACAAGGTTGCGGTTCCGTGGGACGCGCGCCTGGAGCTCGCCAAGGGCGGCAGCGACGCCGATCGCGCGCTCTTCATCTCTCAGATTGAGACGATCGCAGATCCTGCGAACACGACGCTGTATGACGTGGTGATGCCGGAGCGCACCTACGTCGGCTGCAGCGTGCAGCGCTACGACTTCCGGCGCACGGCACATCAGGGTGTCAAGCTGCTGGTGGTGGACATCTGGCTGAAGCAGGTCCGCAACAACGCCACGGCGACGTTCGCGAGCACTGCGGCGCCTTCCGGCCAAGACAAGAAGAACATCGGCGCAGTGCAGCCGCAGACGCCAACGGCGGCGCAGAAGGCAAAAGCGGGAACGGTCCTGCTGCCGCCTCAAGAGTCGCCGCCAACGAATCCTTTTACTGACGAGCATGCGGTTGATCCGCTCGGCAACGTGATCTATTGAAGCATGCTGCTCATCCCGATCTCCGACCTGTATGCGCAGACGCTCTCGGTCACGCTCGCGGGCCAGAACTGCCGCATCGAACTCGCGCAGAAGTCGACTGGCTTGGTGCTCGACCTGTATGTGAACGGCGCTCTCGTGATCGGCGGGGTGCTGTGTCGCAACCGGGTGCGTGTTGTGCGCAGTACCTACCTGAAGTTTGCTGGCGATCTGGTCTTCATCGACCAGCAGGCGCAGAGCGACCCAACTAGCCCCGGCCTCGGCTCCAGGTTCCTTCTGTACTACGTCGAAGCCGCTGATCTGCTGGTCTGACCATGGCCTTTGTCAAGCGTGTCATTGAGGTGACTTTCGAGCTCGGCAGCGGAGGCACGTTCAATGCCAGCGGCGACAACGCGGTGACGCTGACAGGGCATCGTGTCAGGGCTCAGGTGCAGGCACTGGCTAGCCCCAGCTCCGGAACGGCAAACATCCAAGTATTCGGCCTGACGCCGGCCATCTTGAACAAGCTCGCCGCCTTGGACGGCGCCTCTGCCATCTCGAAGTCCAACAAGGTCACGCTGAAGGCCGGCGACGAAGGAAGTTCTCTAGCGACTGTGTTCATCGGTCAGATCGTGCTATCCCAGGCCGACATGAGCCAGCAGCCGGCGACATGCTTGAACATCATGGCGCAGCCCGGCGCACTTCCCTCGGCGACGACGATCCCGCCATCGTCCTACCCTGGCAGCGCCGATGCGGCGGTCATCATGCAGAGCCTGGCCGCACAGATGGGGCTTGCATTCGAGAACAACGGCGCCAGCAAGATTCTGAACAAGCCGTACTTCTGGGGCGACGCCAAGAAACAGGCGTCCGACTGCGCTCGAGCCGCTGGCTTCGAATGGACGATCGATAACGGTGTGCTGGCGATCTGGCCGAAGGGCGCAACGCGCGGCGGCTCAATCCCGCTGGTTTCCACCGACAGCGGAATGATCGGCTACCCGAGCTATGTGGCGATGACCGATTACAGCGGGCTGATGGTCCGCACGATCTTCGACCCCAGGCTGCGCAGCGGCGGCGTCGTCCAGGTGAAGAGCACGCTTCCCTACGCCACCGGCAAGTGGGGCATCTTCGACATCCAGCACGATCTGGAGTCGGAAGTGCCCGGCGGCCAATGGTTTACGACCTTCAAGGCGCGCTCTTATGGCTGACCTGTCATCGTTTCAGACTGCGGTCGGCGGGGCAAGTGATTTCGAGGCCATCAGCTTCCTGATCCGCAACATCCTCTCCGGCGTCAATACCTGCAAGCTGGTCAAGGTGGTGTCGGTGACGAACTCGGGCGGCGTGTCGCCGGTCGGCTTCGTGGACATCCAGCCGCTGGTGTCGATGGTGGATGCGAAGGGCCAAGCGATCCCGCACGGCACGATCCACAAGTGCCCGTACTTCCGGCTGCAAGGTGGCGCGAACGCAGTGATCCTTGACCCACAAGTCGGCGACCTCGGCATCGCGGTCTTCGCCGATCGCGACATCAGCGCGGCCACAGCGACCAAGGGTGTGAACGTGCCCGGGAGCTTCCGGCAGTTCGATGCAGCTGATGGGCTCTACATCGGTGGGGTGCTCAACGGCACACCTAGCCAATACGTGCAGTTCAGCGCCTCCGGGATCACGATCCACACACCGGGCGATCTGACGCTGACGGCGACCGGGGCGATCAACGCGACCGCTGGCACCAGCGTTTCGATCACCGCCGGAACGAGCATCACGATCGACGCAGCCTCGGCCGCGCTCAACACCTCCGGCGGCGTCGCAATCGCCTCATCGACGCTGACGCACAACGGCGTGAACATCGGCGCTACACACGTGCATGGCGGCGTGCAGACCGGCGGCAGCAACACGGCAGTACCGCACTGATGGACACCCTATACCTTGACCCGTCCGCTTGGGACTTGGCGCTAGACGCCTCCGGCAACATCGCTGTCGCTTCCGCTCCCTATGCCCTGGCCCAGGACGCTGCATCGGCCATCCAGACGTTCCAGGGTGAGTGCTGGTACGACACGACCATCGGCGTGCCATACAACACCGACATCCTCGGCAAGCGTCCCCCGGTGGAGCTGATGAAGGCGCAATTCGTTGCAGCGGCTATGACGGTCCCAGGCGTCGTCAGCGCGACCGTGTCGCTCAACCTCTCCGATCGGTCCCTGACCGGCACCGTGACCATCACAGACACGACGGGCGCCACCGCCACGGCGACGTTCTGAGGGCTCTATGACCACCAACGTTCCGGCGCCGACCTTCGGCGCCACGGGCTTCATTGCGCCTGCGGAATCCGACATCCTCGCGGGCGTTCAGGCGGATCAGCAGGCGGCCTTTGGCGGCAATCTCAATCCGTCTCTGACGACCCCCCAGGGCCAGCTGGCGCAATCACTTGCCGCCATCATCGGCGACAAGAACGACCAGTTTGTCGCGCTGGCCAACAGCGTCGATCCGGCCTTCGCCGATGGGAGGATGCAGGATGCGATTGCGCGCATCTACTTCATCGAGCGCAACCCGGCCGAGGCTACCGTTGTCACGCTGACGTGCTCGGGCTTGACCGGGACGGTAATCCCCATCGGTGCCCAGGCGGTTGACCAAGCTGGGAATCGCTATCTGGCGACGGCATCCGGGACGATCCCAGCCGGCGGCAGCGTCGATCTACCCTTCGCCTGCGCGACCACAGGCCCGATTGCGGCACCTGCTGGCTATGTCAACGCGATCTATCAGGCAATCCCTGGGTGGGATTCCTGCACCAATGCCGCCGATGGCGTCATTGGCCGCGACGTTGAATCGCGCGCCGACTTCGAGTTCAGGCGCAATGCCTCGGTCGCGCTGAACTCTCAGGGCTCACTGCAATCGATCCTTGGCGCGGTCTTCAGCGTGCCGGGCGTGCTGGACGCCTACGCTGCGGAGAACACGACCGGGGCCACCAGCGGAGCGGTGTTTGTCGGCTACATCAGCGGGACCACACTGACGGTGACCTTGATGACCTCCGGGACCATCACCACCGGTCACGTGATTCTTTCTGGCTCGGGGGTTGTCGCGGGAACCACGATCACGGCCCAAGGGTCGGGGACGGGGGGCGCTGGCACTTATACCGTCAGCATCAGCCAGACCGTCGCCTCCGCAGGTTCCCCGGAGTCGATGAGTTCGGCAGATGGCGGTGTGGCCCTAGCAGCTCATTCCATCTACGTGTGCGTATATGGCGGTGACTCGACGGCCATCGCGAACGCGATCTATACCAAAAAGTCGCCGGGCTGTGCGATGAACGGCAATACGACCGTCAGCATCACAGACTCGGTGAACTACGCTCCACCGTTCCCAACCTACCCGATCACGTTTCAGATCCCAACACCCACGGCGATCAAGTTTGCGGTGACCATGCAGAGCAATGCGCAGGTTCCCGCAAATGCCGTCGACCTGGTGCGCAACGCCATCATCGCGGCTTTCAATGGGCAGGACGGCGGACCGCGGGCACGCATCGGCAGTTTCTTGTTCGCCAGCCGCTTCTACGCGGGCATCGCTAACCTCGGAACCTGGGCGCTCATCTATTCGGTGCAGTTGGGGATCGCTTCGGCCAACCAAACCTCCATCCTGGTGCAAGCGGATGAGGTTCCGACGCTGAGCGCCACAGACATCAGCGTGACGTTCTCCTGACATGCAGAACGTCAGCCAGACCTATCTCTCTCAGTACGCGAACAGCCCGATCCTCACGGCGCTGATCGAGTCGCTGAACGACGCGATCGACCCTTCGGTCGACATCGACGCCTTTTACAACAACGTCTGGAACATCGACACAGCCACCGGATATGGGCTTGACGTATGGGGGCGCATTGTCGGAATCAGCCGATACCTGCAAGTATCGCAGACTGGCGAATATTTCGGCTTCAAGACCGGCACGACTCCGAATCCATACCTGCCGTTCAACTTTGGGGTTTTCCGCAGCGCCAGGCCTGTGACGACGACCTATGCCCTGCCAGACAGCGCCTACCGAGTGCTGATTCTCATCAAGGCGTTCGCAAACATCGCGGCCTGCAACATCCCTACGCTGAATCAGCTGGTGAGGATGCTGTTCGTCGGACTCGGCAACACGCTGTATGTCGATTCGAGCTACATCGACCCGACCTACTTCGCCGTTCCTGACCGCTCACGCGCCTACGTGGTGGACAACGGCGACATGACGATGACCTACGTGTTTGATTTCCCGTTGTCGGCGGTCGAAGTGGCCATCGTCAACACGCCGGGGCTTCTGCCTCACCCGACTGGTGTCGCGGTCAGCGTGGTCCACCAGTAATCACATCCACCCCAACCACAAGCCGCCCTCGGGCGGCTTTTTCTTTTCCAGGAGCCAGACATGTCCGCATTGAGTGACTACCTCGAAAACAAAGTCATCGACTGGCTGCTGCGCGGCCAGGCGTTCACGCCGCCGGCCACGGTCTACGTCGGGCTTGTGACGGTGGCAGAGAACGATGCCGCTGGAGGCACGGAGGTCAGCGGCGGCAGCTATGCGCGCGTCGCAGTCACCAGCTCGCTTGCCAACTGGGCAGGCACGCAAGGCGCCGGCACCACTGTCGCGTCCACGGGCACCAGCGGCACGACCTCGAACAACAACACCATCACCTTCCCGGCACCCACCGCAAACTGGGGGACGATCGTTGGCATGGGTGTATGGGACGCGGCTAGTGCGGGCAACCTCCTGTTCTATGCACCTTTGACGGTGAACAAGACCGTCAACAACGGTGATGCGGCCCCGTCATTCGCCGCCGCTGCGCTCAGCTTCCAGATCGACAACTGAGGCTGAGCATGGCAACCAAGAGCCAAACCGGCACCACAACGCTGTTGTCGATCGCGTCGCGTCAATACGCGCCCCAGATCATCGGCCCGCGCAACGTCACGATGCCTTCGGGCAAAAACAGTGTCTTGATCTCGCTGACGCGAGAAAGTTGGCCGACTGGCGTCGTCATCAACACCATCAGCCTGACCGACCCGAGCGGAAATGTCTATGCCAGCAACGGCATCGTAGGCGGCGTGGCCACGTATCGCGATGGGACAGTGCGGACGACCCAGGATATGGAAATTCAGGCGCCGACAAACGCTGACGGGACGCCCGGAACGCTCCCCGGCGGTACTTGGCAGGCGCTAGTTGACATCGCGCAGACGATCACCACAGCAGTCTCCGTGATCTCAACGCCCTGAAGGCGGCGGGGCTGTAGATCGTGGCAATCGCAAAGGTCCAGGCGAGCGGGGTCGTCAAGCAGTCGGGGTCTGCATCATCGGTGACGATCACGCTGACTGGTGTGACGGCGGCGAACCACCTTGTCGCCGCATCGGCCATGTCGGAGAGTGGCACCGCCACGGCCATGTCGACGCCGACCTCCGGCTGGCTGACAGCCACCAGCCCGACGCCGACCGCATCGATCACCTACAAGCCAGGAACCGCGATCTTCTACAAGGAGTCGGCCAACGTCACGGCCGGCTCCAACTCAATCCAGATCAATGGCGCGACAACCGATTCGTATTGGGTCTGCCAGATTGTTGAATACAGCGGCGTAGCCACATCGTCATCGCTGAGGGCTGGCGCGGCGACGGCGCAGGGCAACACCGCGACCTTCACCAGTTGCTCCACGCCGGCATGCACCGCCAGCAGCGGCGACCTCGTGGTTGTGGTCGGCCACCCGGAAGATTCGGTCGGCAACACGAGCGCTCTCTCCACGCCGGCTTCCACCGGTTACACGAGCGACGGCTACAACGCGACGAACGCGACCTATGTGTCGGCAGACCTGTCGCACAAGATCAGTTCCGGCGCCAGCGAAACGGGGTCGTGGACATGGACCACGAATAGCGCCTACTCGGCATCGATCGCGGTGTTTGCTGCCGTGAGCGGTGGCGGCGGCGCAGTGCTTGCGAGCACACCAGCAGCAGTCGCGACTGCGACGGCCGCACTATCGACGCAGATCAAGCTCGCCGCTTCGCCGTCCGGAAGCGGCAATGTGACCGCGGCGCTTTCGACGGGTATCAAGTTGCAAGCCTCTGCGGCTTCGGCATCGACCGGAGCCGCCAGCCTTTCAACCGCGATTGCGATGCAGGCGGCGCCAAGCGCTAGTTCGGCGTCAACAGCCCAGCTTTCAACTGGCATCTCTCTACAAGCCGCGGCGACTTCGGCTTCAACGGGTTCGGCAGCGCTTAGCACGCAGATTCCTCTACAGGCGTCGGCACAAGGGGCTGTCACTGCCTCGGCTTCATTGGCCGGGTCTGCTTCTTCGCTACAGGCGTCTGCGCAGGCGAATGGCAGCGTGAGTGCCAGCCTGACCACGGCGATCCCACTGCAGGCGTCATCGCAGTCCGTGTCAGTCGCGGCCTCAGCGCTGTCCACGGCGGTTCGTCTGCAGTCGACGGGGCAAGGGAGTGTTTCTGCCACGGCGACGCTGACCACTGGCATTGCACTTCAGGCGTCGCCAGCGGCATTTGCAGTTGCGTCAGCGTCACTTACAACGGCCATTCGACTTCAAGCCACCGCGATGAGTGGCAGTTCAGCATCCGCGTCCTTCAGCGGCGGCGCTGCTCAGCTCCAGGCATCAATCCAATGCGGCGCGAATTCAAGCGCAGTACTCAGCACAGGAATACCGGTCGCCGCCTACATCGCCTGCGCAACTCAGGCGCAAGCGGCGCTGGCGACGGCGATCGTCCTCGCCAGCGCGGCGGCGTCCTCAGCAAATGCCATCGCCGCCCTGACGACAACACCGGCTTTCCATGCGCCTTCGCCAGCCCGGCTCTATACCGAGCGCGCAGAGGCCCGCATCTACATCGAGCCTACCGATTCGCGCGTCTACGCCGAGCGCGTCGAACAACGCATCTACGTCGAAACATGAGCGTCTCTCTCCTTTCATCCGGCGTCGTGCAAACCGACAGGTTCGCTGATGACTCGGCGATCTATGGCGTCGACTTCGCAGGCCGCATTGCCACCGGCGACAGCATCGCAACGGCGTCGGCGACCGCCTTGGATTCACGCATCACCGCAGGCACCGCAGCCTTCTCCGGGACTGTTGTCAGTGCCCGCGTGAGCGGCGCACCTGCCGGAACTCTGCTCGGCGTCAAGTTCGAATGCACCACCGCCAACGGCGACACGTTCGAACGCCCCATCTACTTCAACACGTTGGCTTGACATGCTCAGCTCCAGCGCTCCAACCAAGACCACCGTACCGTTCGCCAACAGCGGGTCGCGCAATGTGATCCCTATCGCTTCGCAAATCGGCATCACCGATGGCGCAGCGAGCTATACGGATGGGTTCCCGCCACTCACTGCCACAGATCCAACTGCGGGAGGAGTGGCGCCCGCACAGCAGGACTTCAACGGCATCCTCTACACAGTGACACAACGCCTGCAATGGGCTGATGCAGGTGGAGTTCCACTGTATGACTCCAGCTTCTCGACGGCTGTCGGCGGTTATCCGAAAGGGGCCGTTGTTCAAAGTGCGGATCAGACCGGGATGTGGGTCAGCACGGCTGATAACAACACCGCCAATCCAGACACCGGGACCACTGGCTGGGCTCCGCTGTTCTTCTACGGAAGCACATCACAGGCGCTTGGCGGCTCAAACATCACGTTGACACAAGCCCAGGCGGCGAAACCCATCCTATTTCTGACGGGGACTCTTACCACCAATGTCACGCTGACCTTCCCGAAGTGGGTGAAGCAGTGGCTGGTCGTGAACAACACAAGCGGCTCCTTCACGATCAGTGCGAAGACCTCGACAGGGGCTTCAATCTCTCTTCTTGCGGGTTCCAACTTCATTTATGGGGATGGTTCGAACATCCTTTCGAATGGCGTTGTTACCACCCAAACATTCACCTCTGGGCAATCCCTTGGGTCGGCCGGTTATCAGAAGCTGCCTGGCGGGCTGATATTGCAGTGGACGACGGTAACGGTAAGCGGACCGAGCAGCAGTTCGGTTAACTGGCCGATCGCGTTTCCTACGGCTTGTCTCCGTGTATTCACTGGGACGACAGGCGCCTTTCTCAGCACGACGTGCCCTGGTGTCATCAGCCAGAGCCAGTCAGGTTGTGTTGTTGATTGCGCCAGCGGCTCTGACACGCCAACCGTCAGCCTTCTCGCACTCGGCTACTGAGGTAATCCATGACCATTACTGTTCCGGTCACTCTCCGGAGTGGCCTCGGCAGAGCTTTGACTATTGCCGAAGGGGATGCCAACTTTTCGGGGCTGGCTGACGGCATTTCTCAGGCCGGCGAGCAGATAGACCTGGCGGCGTCGAATCTCGCGAACACGTCCGACTTCAGCAAGGGCGCGTTCTCAATCGGGAGAGGGTATCCGGTCCTTGATTCCATCTCGGCGCTTCGCTCTTGCCTAAAGACGGGCGTCGCGAACCGTGTCTTCGTCACGGGCTATTACGCCTCTGGCGATGGCGGCGGCGGACCTTACTACTACGACTCCAGCGACACGACCAGCTCTGACAACGGCGGGTCGATCATCGTTGCGGGTGATGGCGGGCGCTGGAAGCTCGTGCATCAGGGAATCTTCTATGCCGAGCAGTTCGGTGCCAAAGGTGACTGGAACGGCACCACCGGCACGGATGACGCGGCAGCGCTGCAGGCTGCGATCAACGCGCTACCGGCCACAGGTGGCCGCATCGGGCTTCGCTGGGGAAAGCGGTATTTGATCGGCAGCCAAATCGCAGTGGCTGGTACGGGGCATATCGAAATCTTTGGGGCCGGTGGCGCAGAGGCTTCGAACAATGTTGGTGCCTCCGAGATCATCAAGGCCGGCACGATGACGGCGGCGGCGCTGAACATCACGTCGCCCTTCGCCAAGATGCGCGATTTCGTTTTGCGTGGCGCAACCAGCAATACCGGCGATGGCATCCAGATTTCGGCCAACAGTGTGACGCTGGATCACGTCTCCGTCTTTTCGATGGGGCAGGATGGCGTTCGTGTTGGCCTGGATTCAGGCATCAACTCGAACTCTTGGTTTTTCATCGGCTGCAAGTTCAGCAGCAACACGCGCTTCGGTGCGTACTTCAGCGATCAGGTATCGCCGACTTTGCCCAACTCCAGCGGCGGCACGTGGATCAACTGCTTGGCGCAAAGCAACGGTAACGATGGCGTTCGGCTCGGCAACACGACGCTGAATTCATTCTTCGGCGGGGTGGTAGAAAACAACGGCGGGTGCGGTGTCCGCATCAACGGCACTGGGGCGAATTTCAACACCATCGTCGGCATGGACTTCGACAGTGGCAACGCTGCTGGCAAGCTGCGTATCGAATCCGGCGCCGTATACAACCGCATCGAAGCGGCCACCCTGTACGACACGGACATCGTTGACTTGGGGACCAAGACATACCTGTCTGTTCCCAACAGTTCAAACGCTGGCAACTATGTGTCTGGCATGTTCCAGATGGACTTCGCGCGAGGGGGGTCCAACATACTGCGCGCGAATGCGTCTGGCGGATACCTTACTTTTTTCGCTAACGCCGATTCGACCAGTGATTCGAATGCACACCTTATTGTTGGTAGCGACGGTTTGCACCTTGGCAAGAGCTCAGGTGGAAAGATCGGCGCATACGGCGCGACGCCGATAGTGCAGCCCGCCACCGGAGGCACATCTTCGACTTTCGTCGCCAACAGCGGCACAGCGATCAACTCAGCAAGCACATTCGACGGCTACACGCTGGCCCAAGTTGTAAAGGCGCTGCGCAACCTTGGATTTCTGGCATGAGCGACCACCAGAACGCCAGCGCAGCGGCTTCAAGCGGCATTCATCATTTTTGGGACTACCTCGCCGCGATCGGCGGTGGCTTGGTCCTTCACTTCAACGTATCAGCGTGGGTCCAGGCCCTGACGCTGCTTGTGCTCGCAACACGTCTTGCGCTCAATCTGCGTGAGTGGTTCAAGGGGCGCCAATGAGCATGCTCAAAGACCTTGTGACGCTCGCCGATGGTGAGACGCACGACATCGGCCGATGGTTCGCAGTACTGGCTGGCGGGAATGGTCTGTTCCTCTCGGCCTGGGACGTGATCCATAACGGCGCGCATTTCGATGCTCAGGCCTACGGCATCGGGATGGGTGCGCTGGCCGCTGGTGTCGGCGCCTTCCTCAACCTCAAGGCCAAGACGGAGCCGCAATCATGAGCATCACCTCTTTGCGCGACCAGCTGATCCGCGATGAAGGATGGGTCCGCGAGGCCTATCCCGACCCGCTCACGCACGGCGCGCCATTCACGATCGGCGTCGGGCATACGGGTCCGGAGGTGCACCAGGGCCTGCAGTGGACCGACAACCAGGTCAGCACCCAACTCGATGCCGACATCGCGCATGCGACCGACGGCACGGTGCGCGCGCTGCCTTGGGTGGCGACGCTCGACCCGATCCGCGCCGCTGTGCTGTTCAACATGGCGTTCCAGATGGGCGTGGCGGGGCTGCTGGAGTTCAAGCACATGCTCGCCGCCACCCGCGACGGGCACTACGAAGACGCGGCCAACGAGATGCTGACCAGCACATGGGCCAAGCAGACCGCGGGCCGCGCGCACCGCCTCGCGCGCCAGATGCAGACGGCGCAGTGGCAATAGTTTTCAACGCCTGAAAGGGGCACACCATGGATCAACTGCTCACCATCCTGTTTCACCCAGCCGTCACCGCCGCTGTAGCGGCTGTCGCCGCCGTCATCTGGACGCGCTACAGCGCCAAACAGGCGCCAGGCTCCGTCGCACAAACCATCGAAGCTGACGCCTTCGGCCTGCTGGTCAAGGGCATCCAGAAGCTGGCCGACACCACCGCGCATGACGCTGCGATCGTGGCGGCGCAGCAAGCCAAGGCGCTGCAGCTCGCGCAGCTCGACCACGCGCGCGCCGTGCTCAATGGGTTGGCCGCCGGCCCACAGCAACCGCCGCAGCCGCCGTCCGCATCGTGAACCCGCTGCTCGCACTGCCGCAGGCGTCCACCGCGAAGCTCATCGCGGGCGCCGTGGCCATGATCCTGGCCGTGGCTGGCTGGCTATGGCTGCGGCACAGCATCGAGCAACAGGGCGCAGCGCAGTGCGAAGCGAAGGCGGCGCAGGCGGATGCGCAGCGCGCGCAGCAGCAGGCCGCGGCGACCGCCGAGGCCCAGCGCATGGAGCAGCAGCAGGCCGACCGCCGCCAGGAGATCGAAGATGCGAAAGACCGTCAGCTACGTGCTGTCAGCGCTCAGCTCGCTGATGCTCTTGTGCAGCTGCGCAACCGCCCCGAGCGTCCCGCCAGTCTGCCCGCAACCGCCTCAGCCCCCGGCGCCTGCGGAACTGGGGCCGGCCTTTATGCCGAGGATGCGGGATTTCTTGTCCGGGAAGCTGCCCGAGCCGACGAACTCCGCGCCGCCCTCGATGCCTGCCAGCAGCGCGAGCAGTCCTCTGTGAAATGACCACCGTCGTCGCCAGCCTCCGAGACCGCGTGATGGTGTCGGATTCGTGCGTGAGCGACGGCGACCGCCGCTACCCAGGCCGCAAGGTCTGGCGCGTCAATGGCGCGCTGATCGGCTTCGCGGGGGATGAGGCCGATTAGTTCCGGTTTCTCGATTGGTACCGCCGCGGCATGGTCGGCAAGCTCAACTTCGGCGAATCGTCGGCGCTGATCCTGTCCGAGCGAGGGCTTGAGTCGTTCGACGCCAACTATGCGCGGCCGGTGCCCATCACGTCCGGTCGCGGTGCCATCGGAACCGGCGCCAAGGCCGCAATGTGCGCCCGGGAGGCGCTGGGCTGGCAAGACCCACGCAAGGCCGTGCGCATCGTCTGCAAGCACGACGCCTGTTCTCTCGGCCCCGTGCGGGTCTATCGATTGAGGTAGCCCAATGGCAGTAGCAGCATGCACAGACGCTGAATTTGTCGAACTTTGGCGCGTTCACAAGTCGGCATCAAAGGTTGCCGAAGCGCTCGGCATCGGGCTAACAAACGTCCACCGCAGGCGGCGGTCTTTGGAGATAAAGCACAACATCAAGCTCGAAGCGAGCCATCCTGCGGCGCAGTTCTACAAGCACCTGTCACCCGAAGAGCACTCAGCGCGCAAGCACCTCGAACTGAACGACGGCTGCGCACTGATCTTCTCAGACGCGCACTTCTGGCCTGGCGTGCGCACCACCGCCTTCCGCGCGCTCCTGCTGTTCATTCGCGAACTCAAGCCGAAGGCGATCATCTGCAACGGTGACGCCTTCGACGGAGCATCGATCAGCCGGTGGCCGCGCATAGGATGGGACTCAAAACCGAGCGTGATTGAAGAACTCAAAGCATGCAAGGATCGCTTGGGAGAGGTTGAGGACGCAGCCAACGGCGCCAAACTCTATTGGCCGCTCGGGAACCATGACGCCCGCTTCGAGAACCGCCTTGCGCAGAACGCACCCGAATTTGAAGGGGTCAAGGGCTTCAGCCTGAAGGATCACTTCCCGGCTTGGGCGCCGTGCTGGTCCGTGTGGATCAACGATGATGTCGTGGTGAAACATCGGCTCAAGGGCGGAATTCACGCGACGCGGAACAATACCCTCAACTCCGGCAAGACGACCTTCACCGGGCACCT